TCCATTAGCGCCAGCGGCACCAGTTGCGCCAACGGCACCAGTTGCGCCAACGGCACCATCACTGCCGTCCGCTCCGTCAGCACCAGCGGCACCAGTTGCGCCAACGGCACCATCACTGCCGTCCGCTCCGTCAGCGCCAGCGGCACCAGTTGCGCCAACGGCACCAGTTGTACCAACGGTACCAGCGGCGCCCGTGGGACCAGTGGGCCCACCATCAGAACTCTGTTTGATTACGCCGCCATCGCTTACTAAGAAATTAGTATTACCAGAAATAGAATCTATTGTACCTATTGTTGCGGTCCCAGTTACATAGAGTCCCGACAACATCGTAGCGTCTGCTGCCACAGAGAGCCCCGACGCCAATTGAGCGTCTCCAGTTACATAGAGGCCTGACTGCGCATAGAAATTTCCAGTTACCACGCCTGACCCGCCTACGTAGAGACCTGACTCCGCAAGGAAATTTCCAGTTACTACGCCTGATCCGCTTACGTAGAGATTTGTGTCAACTGTTAGTTGGGTGCTTGTCCAAGTTCCTTTATTTGTCCAAGCGCCCGCAGCCCAATGGGCAAATTTTAAATCATCCCCTACAGCGCCATTAGGAACGCTCATTCCAACATTCCAAGCCGCACTTGGGTTAGACGATCCATCTGTTCCATCTTTCCATACTTGGTAGCCTCCAGCTATAGTTAGGTAGCCTTTTTTAGAAAGCGGCCTATCTTCATTAGTGTCTCTAAAGAAGTTGGATGAAGCAGCAAACGTATTACTTGAACCACTATTGAATTGGTATTGTTGGCTACTGCCAGCTGCAGTAGCGTCAGAACCTGCTGAACCCTGAATACCTTGAGGGCCGACAGCGCCAGCAGCACCAGTAGCACCAATGGCGCCATTTGTACCATTAGTTCCATTAGCTCCAGCAGGCCCCGTAGGTCCAACGGCGCCATTTGCGCCATTTTGGCCATTTTGGCCATTTGCGCCAGCTTGTCCTTGAACGCCCTGAGGACCGAGATTACCTTGGGGTCCAGTAGGACCGATGCTTCCATTTGCGCCGTTTGTTCCATTAACGCCAGCAGCGCCAGCCGCGCCTGTTGCGCCAGTGACACCAGCGACGCCAGCAACGCCAGCGACACCAGTAGGCCCAGTTACGCCAGCGCCCGGCCCAGTAGGGCCTTGAACACCAGTAGGCCCAGTTACGCCAGCACCCGGTCCGGTAGGACCCACTGCACCAGTAAAGTCGCCACGAGAAGTCCACGTGCTGGCTCCAGTTTTTTCGAACCACTCGTCAGAGGTTGAGTTCAGGTAGAAATCGCCGACAACCCCCGCCCCAGACGCTGGATCTCCTGAGCCCGTTAGCCATGTCGCTCCATCAGTACCATCAGTACCATCGGTGCCATCGGCACCATCAGAACCATCAGCGCCAGTTGGACCGACGAGACCTTGGGAGCCCGCAGATCCAACTGCACCTTGAGATCCAGTAGCGCCAGTAGCGCCAACGGCACCGTTTGTGCCATTGCTTCCATTGGTCCCAGCGGCACCAGTGGCACCAATAGCGCCATTTGTACCATTAGTTCCATTAGCTCCAGCGGCCCCAGCGGAACCAGTGGGACCCATAGCGCCCTGACTCCCGGTGGGACCAATACCCCCAGCAGGACCAGTCGGTCCTCCGGCGGCACCATCTGACCCAGTAACGCCAGTGGGGCCAGTTACTCCTGCGCCAGTAGGCCCAGTAGGACCTATAACGCTAGTACCTTGGACACCAGTGGGCCCAACAGAGCCTTGAGGACCAGCGGCCCCAGCAGCTCCAGCAGCCCCGGCGGCACCTTGAGGCCCAGTCGTGCCTATAGCTCCAGCAGGGCCCGCAGGCCCAGTGGCGCCAGATGGTCCGCCAGCAGGCCCAACAGCTCCTGTCGGACCAACGGGCCCAGTAGGTCCACCGGCAGGCCCAGCAGAACCAGTAGGCCCAACTGGACCTGCGCCACCAGCAGCACCATCAGTACCAGTTATACCCGTAACGCCAATTGGACCAGTAGGCCCACCTATTGCATAGGAAAGAACGAGCTCTTCGCCATGGCAAAATCTGCTATGGTGATCAACGTATTCTACCCATATTTTTCTATAACTCATTTACGGTGTCCATGTTGCTCGGGCTACATCTACATACAGGGTAGCTATTAAATTATTCCAAGCTGTTTTGTTTCCGGTATTTAATTGATCCCAAGGAATTATTACATTCCTAGCTGTATTCCACTGATTATCTTTTACGACTAACCATTTCGTATTGCTGCCAGCACTGATGTCGTCAGATGTTCCATCAACAATATACCCAATTATTACAACTGTATGCCCCAAGGCGCTCTCGTCGTAAACTTCGTTCGTATAACTTTCTGAAGTTAAAGTGTTAGCGCCATTAAAAGTGTTAAGAGTATAATATGTGCCATCTAATTCAGGAACGTTATTGAAAGTCCGAGTACTTAATGAACCCAAAGACCAGCCATTAAAGCACGCTAGAACAGACCTGTTATTATCTATTTCAAATTTAATTGTATTCCACATTACATCTATGTCGAATCCACTTCCTCCCGCTATAGTAAGGCTGTTATCTACCCAATATTTCGGCAATTGACCAAACCCGTAGCCTTGGTGACCATACATAGATGAGGATTTATTATAAACAATTCCAACCATATCGCTCCAGCCACCACCCATGCTAAAATCGGCATAAAAAGATTCTAATCCTTTATAAATATTTTGAACGCTTGTTCCTACGGAGGTATTACCGAAAGAACCGTTCGCGCCAAGATTATTTGTGTCCATATGCCAACCAAAATCACAAGGATAAGGAGGAGAAGACATAGAGGAAATTCCCACTCTCACATTGGGTCCATCCAATAAATAGTTGCCCCAACTTCCCATGCTCTTGATGGCGTCCCAAGCAATGGTGTCGACATTAGCTGTCCCCAGCGCGATAGGTAGTGTTCCTCCTGCGTCATGATTATCATTGATATGCGAGGGGGTGTTAAGTAGCGGCCATGTACTATCGTGATTATTCAAATATTCTAACTGAGTAGCTGCCGCCGTCGGAGAGCACCAAGCCTTGAAATTACTTCCGGGCGAGAAAGACGGGTAAATTTGATTGGGATCAGTGACCGTATTGGCAGGAAGGACGCTTTGTACAGTCTCATAATAAAGCGGCTGCATCCAGTTTGCCACCTTGTTCGGCAGAAGCACTATAGACGAAGGCGTAGCCGTAGTTGTGGTTGTCGGCGCGGCGGTCGTTGTGGTTGTCGGCGCGGCGGTCGTTGTGGTTGTTGTCGCTGGTGATGCCGTGGTTGTAGTTGTGCAGGGCGGTCCCGCTGTCGTTGTCGTCGTCGTGGCCACTGTCCACGCCGGTTGGTAATATATATTGTCAAGAGCTTGCAAATCAATTGCTTGCAAACTTCTTGAAAATCTTTCAGAATAATTGTGCGTAGAACTTAGAGAAGCATACATTATTGATTTAGAACTAGAGTCATGCCCAAGTCCAAAATTGTGACCGATTTCGTGAACAGCTGTATACTTAATACTGATTGCATTTGGGTCATTCGCAGGTGGAGTAGCATCCAATCTCCAGTCTTCTGAGCTGTCGAAATGTACGTCACCACCGACATTACCCGACACACCGAGCACTCCTCCGGGAGACCAAGCATGAGCAAGAGTATTGAGGCTGCCATCAATATTATGCATTCCAAAACGGAAATCTCCCACGCCAGCAGGAAGTGCGTAAGTAGACGCATTTGGATCACTGGCGGTAGAATTATTTGGCTCGTCTCCTAAATTTTGAAAATTTAAAGTCAACCAAGGATAAACATATTCAAACGCGTCCTTCCATTCGTCTAGGGCGGCCCCAACTTCTCCTGTAAATTGAGAATGAGTAACAGAGAAGTCTACATTGTCTAGAAAATCGTCTGTGGTATTTACATTTTCCGTAGAAACTCCTGCTATCATAAAACTATATTTAATAGTAATTGTTGTCGAAGTTTTGTTTTGATCAGAAGCTACGGCTACTAATTCTGGCCAAGGCGAACCCAAGGCCATAGAAGTATTTGGAACTAATTCAAATACGGCAAATTTATTAGAATCATCTTCTTTAAATATCCTTATTCTTCCATGGGGATCTACAGATTCATTCCAATCAGAGACTTCAACACCGTGCGAGTTTTTAGAATTTACAAATATTCTTTTTACGTCCCTTGTGTCTAAGTTAGTTGCGCCCCCATTATATTCACGAAATGACGCTTTTCCCATGGCGGGATCTTCATCAAGAATTCCAGAATTAAATATAAATGATTGAGAATCGCCACCAAATTCTCCCTGCAGTCCTAAGCCGGTAACGCCAGTTGCGCCAATGGCACCAGTAGCACCTGCGGAACCAGTAGGACCTTGGCTCGGCCCAGTAGGTCCCGCTATGCCGGTAACGCCAGTGGGCCCAGTAACGCCTGCGCCAATAGATCCAGTTACGCCAGTTGCGCCGACAGCGCCAACTGGACCATCCAGACCGGTGGGACCAGTAGGACCACCAGCAGCGCCACCGGGACCAGTCGGGCCCGTTGGGCCTCCTTGCGCACCTGTACGTGAAAATTTAATTCCCATAGCTATGAACCTTGTAAATCACCCGTAACAATTTCTGCTCCATAAATATAATAATTCAAAGGCTGACTAACAGTACTGCCGCCAATTCCATAATCGGTTGGGACATTCCCATATATAGATTGCCCGCTGTCTAAATGAATAACATAATCCAAATCCCACTCTGCGGTTTCGTCGGGAGGAATGCTAAGATATAATACCCTATTATCTATGCCTGTACCGTAAAAATATATTCGTGTATCAATCCAATTGCTTGAATCAGCATTATGGAATAAGAGATATTTAAGGTCTGATCCACTTGGCGCAATTGAAGTATACAGGGGTACACCCGTCCAACCGGGGTCAACCCAAGTAGCATCTCCATTCACCGTATCATCATAAAATAGTCCCGAAGCAAGTCTTTTATGATTTAATTGTATTTGATTCGCCATTTCCCTTTTACCTAATTACACTTACTTAATTATACAGCCAAACCTGTCTAATATCTATACTTCCTACGGCTCCTCCTTCTCCTGAACCAGCGGGACCCGTAGGCCCAGTTACTCCATCGCTGCCATCCGATCCATCAGCGCCAGCGGCACCAGCGGCACCAGCGGCACCGGCAGACCCAGTGGGCCCAGTTACTCCAGCGGTACCAGCGGCGCCAGCAGGGCCAGTTACTCCTGCACCTGCGGGACCCGTTATGCCAGTGGGACCAATGACAGTAGAGTCGGCACCAGTAGGCCCAGTTACTCCTGCGCCTGTGGGACCCGTTATACCAGTGGGGCCAACAACAGTAGAGTCGGCACCAGTAGGCCCAGTTACTCCTACGCCTGTGGAGCCTGTTATGCCAGTAGGGCCGACAACAGTAGAGTCAGCACCAGTAGGTCCGATTACACCCGTTGGACCCATTTGGCCTATTCCTCCTGTTGCTCCAATAGGTCCAACAACGGTAGAATCGGCGCCAGTAGCGCCGGTAGCCCCAGAAGGACCCACAACTGTATTTCCTTGAGGACCAGTAGGCCCAGCAACTATAGAATCTGCGCCAGTTGATCCAAGCGGACCAATTGGCCCAGTTAGCCCAATAGAACCAGTTGCCCCCGTGGCGCCAGTATCGCCACTCTCTATGATCTTTAATGCTATACTTCCACCAAGACCGTGTCCAGAATGCCAGAGCCCAAAATAATAAAGAATATCTGTACCATCGTCAGGGACAGTAAATAGAGAATATGCTCCAGCATTTCCCGGCAAACCATAAGGAACATAACCATTTATATATTCATTGCCACCGCTATGAGTTCCGCCTTCAATGGTAGAAAGTTTTAAAGGATGGCCAACCTCAACAGGGGATCCAGAGGTATAACTAATATACTTATTGCTAATATGAGACTGATCAAACTTATAAGTAAATCCTTTGTATAAAACTATGTTCGGAGTCAAAGCTCCATCAAAATAAAATTTATTATTGTTGATTGTAACAATAAATTCTTTAGTTATTGAGACGGGCCCAGCGGCCCCAGTAGACCCAGTAGGCCCAGCAACGGTAGAAACGGCGCCAGTGGCACCGGTATACCCCTCAGGACCTCGAGACCCGGGGTGACCCTGTAAACCCTGCTCTCCTAAGATACCTCTTAGCCCAGTAGGGCCAGTAATGCCAATAGATCCAGTTACTCCATCAACGCCCGCAGCGCCAATGGGGCCAGTCGGTCCACCAAATTCGCCCGTTGGACCAATTAATCCGATCGGTCCGGTTACGCCATCAATACCGCCAGATCCAGTGGCTCCAGTTCTACCCTGAAATCCCCTTGGCCCTATTCTGCCAGTAGTTCCAGCAGTGCCCGTGGGACCAATAACGGTAGAGTCGGCACCGTCTGGCCCCATCAATCCTACATCACCTTTATCTCCTTTGTCTCCTTTGTCTCCCTCGGGGCCAACCGCTCCCGTGTGGCCCATGCCAGTAACGCCAGCTGGGCCAGTGAAACCTCTATGGCCAGTTACTCCCGGCCAACCTCTATCGCCCTTTTCTCCTGCGGGCCCACCATAAAAAGTATCTCCCTGTGGTCCCGTATATCCCCTTAGACCTATGGGGCCAGCAGGGCCAGTTGAACCAGTGACCCCAGAAGGACCATAATCTATTATTTGTGACGCGTTTAAACTAATAGTTTTAGGAGATAAGACCGTCGTCCCCCTAGATTTGTAAGAAGAAACAAGCCTAATGATTTCTTCCGAAGCCTGTTCTTTGGTATTGATCCAATTTTTGGCTACTTGATTTTTATCTATCCTAGTTAAACTCGAACGTTCATCAGATACGGAAAGTATGCTATCTGTTTCCATAGATTCCAGCGTGTCTCGAGTTTTCTTTTCGCAGAAATATATTAAAAATAATTGCTTGAGTATTGTTTTTTCCGACTGACCTAGTTCTGCTTGAGTATCGGCCTCAAAGACTTCTAGGGTAATCTCGTCATAAATGAAATTTGTTTGAAGGTGGTTGTTGAGGGAACCAAGATTGGAGCGTATCCAAAAAGCTATATATGGTATATCTACTTCTTTTGGATAGCTGTAATCCCTATAGATCTCGTCGGCTATGTCAACAATTTTCATGGCTCAATTTCGTGCAATATACTCTTTATATTACAGCAAAAAAGAATCAAAGAGAATTATTTCTGAAGTAATTCAATCCATTCTAAGGATCTATTTTCCCAAGTTTTTTGAAGCGCCCACTCTTTAGCGTATTTTTGGAGCTTTTCTTTCTTTTCTTTATTTTTCAAAACATCTAACATCTGCCGGATTGCTTCGTTTTTAAACTGCTCAGTATGCGGTTCTCCATCTATTAATATGCCTCTATCCGCTACCACTTCCTCTAATGCTCCAAATTTTCTTGTGACAACGATGCACCCCGCAGCTTGAGCTTCTAGAGCGCTGGTGCAAAATGTTTCAAAAAATATGTTAGGGTACAAGAATACATCCGCCTTCATAAATTCATCGAGCATGACTTCATTTGAAACTTTGCCCCTAAAAATTACTCCCTCTATGTCTTGCATTTTCTTTTTTAAGTCTTCTGGGGATTCGTTGTTTGGCGTCACGCCAAGATCGGTGAAAACATGTAGCTCGGCATCAGGTAGCTCTTTTTTTATCGCAGGAAACCAGTCTAATAATATATTTAATCCCCTTTCGGGCAAGGAAGAATAAATGAATCTATTAGGTATTTTTTGTATATCCTTATTAAAATAATCCGCATTGACAAGTCCGTTTCCAATTTTATATATTTTATCTTCTGGTAATTCATAAAATTTATTAAATTCTTTTATATGAGGATCACTAAGGCATACGAAGCCATCGATTTGATCTTGAATATTTTGTATAAATGGTTTACCTGAATTTGCCAATCCAAGCCCTTGCCAGTGGCTCATGAATCCTACATCCTGAATCCATACAAAAGTTTTCGTAGCCTTGTTTTTGTAATCTAAAAAATAATGGACATATCTATTTATTATCAGATATTCTATATTAGCATGTTGTAGAAATAAATCAATTTTTTCCGCGCCGAAGTAGGTAACATTATTGAACGCCCCCTCTTTGATCGCTGCGCCGCCGACATAGACATCGCAGAATGAGGTCAAATTTTCCGCCAAATTAATCAGTCCTATTTCACTTCCGCGTACGCCACGCTTACCAGAATAATCTGCGCCATTAAAGGGTTCGTGCGCATAACCAGCATAAATTAATACGACGGGCTTCGTAGATTGATGTTTCCTACAAAAGGGCACGATTTGTTCTGCGGTGCTATATTTATCATAACCATGTATTGCTTGGCAATCACGAGTTTCTTCTTCATAAAGATGCTGATGACAAAAATTGGCACAGACCTCATGACTAGGTAAAGATTCTTCAAGCATAGCTAAGGCGTTATGAAAGAAAACGTCCTCGGCCAATTCTTTCGTCCAAGGTTCGAGGAAATAAGTTGTTTGACAATTATTTCGCTCCCTCCACATGAGCAATTTGTCCTCGGAAACTTCTTTTATACATCTCAGCATAGAAGATCTCTTTCTAAAACTAAACCCCCCATTCATATTCGTTGCATGCCCCGGGGGAGCCAATCTCTCTGTCACGGGGCCCGCTTCTTGACGATGCGGATCCCAATTATAAGGGGATCCGATGAAACTAAAATCAGTAAACTTATTTATGTCAAATTCATTTAGAATAAATGCGTCCGTTTGAAAAATCAATACATTTTCTTCATTGATTTGATCCCAGAAGTGCTCACTTTTTAACAACGCATTATATTGTTCTTCACTTAGATCATTTATTTCTAAATTTGTTATTTTGAATTCCCAATCAGGAAATAAATTTTTAACGTATTCATAATTTTTGTTGCCGCAGAAGACGTGCAAGTTCCAGCCGTCCGCTAAGTTGGTCATAACGTTTCTTATAACGGGCTCTAGCAGGGCGTGTTCCCTTGGCTCAATAATTACCGCACAATTGTCGACTTCTAGCTGACTAACTTTAAATCCGTTATGCCTGCTCAGAGCAGATTCTTTTTTCAATAATGATATTATGTCTTGCATTTTTCTTCGGCAAATTTTAAATTATCTTTTACTCTTTGTATTTGATCTGCGGGTATAACGTCATTGTTTAGAAGTTGCTCACATATATTTTTAGACTCTTCGTACATACCCACCCAATAAGCGCAAATAGATAACTCGTCCCATCGTCTAAATTCATAAATGTCCTTGCCCACAAACAGAAGGTCTTCCTCGGGAAGATCCATAGAGCAGGCGGTTTTGGCGAACATATATCCGGGGAAAAATTTACTTTTCTGCCTATAATAGGACGACAGCTCGTATATAGTTTCAATTCTTCCCGGGTGATAACTATAAGCTTCAAGAAATGCATGCAGCATGGTCTCTTCTTTTCCTAGCGCTTTATAAGACAAGCCCATCCTATACATTGAGAAATAAACCTCTTCTACCCAGCCGCCTCTTTTTATTCTTTCTTCGTAATGCTTAATGGCTTTTTTATATTCGCCCATATCAAAATAAGTTTGTCCAAGATAGAAATAATATCTCGTAACCAAGCTTTGATTTTCCTCTTTCTCTACGCCCTCCAGAAGTAACTTGGCGTCTCTTTCAAATTTTTCTTTTCTACTAGAGCCACAAGCTAAATCCTTATATTTGATGCTATTGAGCATGCCCTTTTCCCCTGCGCAATCTATATACTCATGGGTGACCCCAATATATTTCGAAGACGCATTTTTCTTTATAATCCTTACGTTGTGATAAGAAAGTTCATTATATTGAGAAACCAGATAGTAGTCGAGCTGTAGACTGTCTTTCCAGTTTTCTTCATTTGCTTCCAATATCATATCTGCATCATCAAGTAAAATATAGTTGAAATCTCCATCTGAACCATGGGCCAGTTTCAAAGCGGTATTTCTTGCATATTCGAAATTTCTAAATTCTATATCATGGATCTCGCCATCGATCCCACATGAATCCATAAGAGATTTAATTTTTTCTTTAGTGTCGTCGGTGGACCCAGTATCGCAAATAACATAATAATCGATATAGGGGATAACTGATTTTAGACAGTTTTGAATGATAGCCGTTTCGTCTTTAACTATCATATTTAAACAGATTTTATTCTTTTGTTCTTTCATCAATTGGGGATACTCTAGTATTATAGACTTAATTTTATCATCATACAAATTATTATCTTGTACATTTACATACCTAAAAGTATGACTGCTTCTGCCGAACAAATCTTCGCCCTTTGTTACGATATCTTCTATATTTTGCGGATCTTTGTACTGCGGCTTATCGAACTCTGAATGAGAAAAATTTTCTATTTTTTTAATAATTTTTTCAATCCCGCCGACGTAACTAAAGTGCCACCCCGCATTAGGCATCGCGTCGCACGTCCAACGAAACGAATTCCTGATATCAGAAATTGACTTTCCTATATATTTCTTCTTTAATAGCACCGAGCATGGCATGAAATCATTGCCAATGCGTTGCCCATTTAAATAGTAGTAATGGTCGACAAGATAAGCGCAGAATGGCTCCTCTTCGTATCTTTTTAAAGCGTCGAGCCTATAGAATTCATCTATATCTCCGATAGCAACCAAGTCTTCTTCGCCCGCATCTTCAAGCCCACGAAAAATAGACTCCCTCTGTTGGTCTTCCAAGTTCCATCGGTAAGTTTTATGTTCAAGTGAAGCCTGATCGTCCTCCACATCCCCTGCCAATTGTAGATTCGGCTTATGGATGATATGCCTTATCTTGGATTCGGCCCATTTGAATCTGCCCTTGTTCTCCTCATAGTGAAGTCTTTTCGATTTTTTAGAAAATGAAGTACCTGACTCCACAAGTACAAAATAATCTACATCGTCCCAATAATATCTTAACCTCATTTCTAAGAGATCTAATTCATTATTAAATGTAAAACAATCGTAAACCTTCATTCTCTCTTAGACGATATTATAATTTTTTTATTTTCTAACAAAAAGTGAATCATCATAATTTGTTAATTTTTCCCCTTTGCTGCTCAGCGTATGTTTGACAATATAATAATTTTTTTTAAGCTCGAAGAAGAGCCCTTCGTAATATGTCATTGTATTTTTGTATGGATTTCTACCGAGATGATCATGGAACGAAACGGAGATTTGCTTAGCGATAGGGTTCTTTGATAACCAATATAATATAGAATACTCCGAGCCCTCGCAACCTAGTTTAATTAAATCTACGTCTCTTAATTTAAATATATTGACTAAATTATCTAGACTTAGATTCGGAACTCGGGAACAATGTTCTCCGACTCTTTCTAAGCTCGTATAATGCGCCGATAGTCTGCCGTCTTTTACTAAGTAAGCGCTGGAGGAATCAGAAGTTGTTAAGGATTGATTTAGAAATATTACCTTATTATTTTCAGGAGGATTAATGTTTTCTCCGGGATCGATAGCTATAACTTTAGAACATAAATCCTTAATTTCATTTGTGAAAGCGAAATCTCCGCAGCCCACATCTATACATGTGCCGTCGGGGTTTATAAGGTATTTAAAAAAAGAATGATGCTCGACAGAGGTAAGTTCTTCCTTTGCTCTGAATTCTACATCTTCTTCTTTTGAGTGTGCGTAAAGATTAATAAAAATTTTACTATATTTTACATAATCTAAATAGTCTAAATCATCATCATTTATTTTTTTCTCATAGTATTCTTTATTGCCATGGGCAAAAGCTTTATTCTCCTTGAGGGGATCTGTCCAACTGCAAAATTCTGACCACCCTCCTATCGGATAGCCAGCATAAGCAAGCAAAAAAGATAATGATATATCTGCATATTTAATAAGTCTTTCATCCGCTTCGCAAAATTTAAGCCAAGACTCCTCTGTCATTTGATTTATGGCCGCAAGAAAAGCTTGGACATTTAATAGCGATATCCCACAACCAATATATCTTTTAGGGATTTTTCTTTTCGGAAACTTCTTCTGTATAAGCTTAAATAAATCTTCAGAAAAACAAGGACCATCGGGCCCAGCCAATGAAAACTCAGGTTGGTCAATAGGCGCATTGAAAGATTCAACGTCGTCTTCCAATATAATAATCCATTCATATTTATTTAGCCATGAAGAACATACTGTTTTTAAATTTTGAAACCATGACCAAATATCATACTCTACCATTCTATTCCCCGCGCTCCGGTCCTTCATCGATTCGTCTTGATTTATGGTGCAATCAAACGCTTCACATATATCAGAGTAATCTTCTTCTCCACCATTTGTTATATGGACGTGTGCGTTTGGATTGACAGATTTGAACACCTTTAACATCTCAAACGTGGCCTTAGTGTTGTCTTTAACTTGCGCCCAGCCCGCAAATAAAAAATTATTTTTAAGATTTTTTTGCTTTTCTATAAGCCCCAAGGAATGTCGATAGGTCTGATGCGCATTGTCATGAGCTATCATGATATTGTTACCAAAGGCTTTTCTATGCAGCCTTCTCTCTGTCTGGTATGCTTCAGCTGGATTAGCGTAGTCCTTACCTAGAGAATATAGGTCTTCTGAATTGAGCGCAAAATACTTATTTACATGAACTTCGTCACATATATTGTTTTCGTTTTCGTGGCCGCTTTTTATGTCTTTTTCTAGGGTTTCGTGGCATTTTTCCACCATATCTTCTATTTTTTTGATGTCGCCGCCCCAAAAACAGCTTTGATGATACGGAATGCTAACCTTTTCTTTTTCGATGTACGCACCTGAATTTGGATCCGATTCAAATTTATCTTTCGTAGTCCATGCCCAAGGATGAACGACTCCAATTAGAGATTTGTCATGATCGAATAAATCTTCGTAATTGATCTTTCCCCTTACGACATTATCTGCATCGAAGTAAAATACATAATCATATTTTTTGATTTTATTCCAAGCAGATTTTATAAAATGAAATTTGTGCAACTTAATGTCGCGGGGCGTATCATAACTCTCTGTTTTTATAAAAGTTTCATTATCATTTTCTATAAGAAATTCTTCATCACTAAATATAAAGAAATGCTTACTTGCATCAGGTAAAAAATTTTTTTCTACAGACTTATAAAATCTGTCATAATACAAAGAGTATTTATCCAATCCTATAAAAAGGATTGCAATATTTTGAGGACTCTTCATTAAATAAATTGTTCAATTCGATTTGCCCAGCCTTCTTCTTTAGTATTACTATAAACCCAAAGGACCCACTTAACCGGTTTTTCTTTACTTGATATTATCGTAGTAAAAGAATTTAATTTTTTCCTGAGTATGAGCGGGTCATCTTCTGGGGTAAAATCTTTTCTAAATAATATATTTTGTTCTTTGTCTTCTATCCCGAAATACCAAAATTTATAATCATCATCAGGAATATCATCTACGTTCCATTTTGCGTGAATAGTCCACTCTTTCGTAGCAGAGTATACTTCCATAATTTCTAGCGTATCTTGGAGCCATTGTGCTTCTGAAACGATCGCGGGCTCTTTTCCTTCCGTAGCTCTTTTATGTAAAATTCTATTTCTAAAATCTATGCCCGTATATCGTTCGTAATCATGATGAGATCTAACGCTACCTAATCCATATTCTCCTAGATCAGAACCGTTTTCTTCTTCTCTTAAAAGTTGTCTTAATCTTTTTTTACTAATTAGATCTCTTTCTGACCAAGTTAGTTTTATTTCCCCTTTCTCTTTCTCTTCTTCGTTGTGGTCTGTCCAATGCTTTGTCCTGCCCTTTCTTGTGTACTCATGCCAAACGACCGTTTCGTGAGGATGAAACAAATCATAACCAAGGGTATAAGACCTAATGGATAGGCTAATTTCGTCTCCAGCGAAATAAAGATCAGGGTCATATCTGTACTCTTCGCAATGTTCACCTAAAGTAAAATAAAAATGACCGGAAACGAATCTAGCGGGTATAGGTTTTTCTAATTTTTTATGATTAGATATATGCCATGGCCTAAATAAAATAGTTCCTTGCTCGGTAAATCTTTCCGGGATCATTTGGAAAGGGGAACACTCGGGATTTATTTCTCCTTCCGCTTCTGGATTATATATTCCGGCATAGGATGTTATAAGAGGCTTGTCGCTGCCCGTCAACTTCATCATATTAATAAGCTTATCGTCCCAGTCTTGAGCGAATCTATGATGAGAATCTAACTGAAGAGTATACTCCTCACCCCGCCATTCCTTTTGAATCAAAGACCTAGCCCAGCATAGCCCCCTACTCTCTTTCCAATTATATTCTAAAATACGAAATCTCGGATCGTTTTCATATTGAGAAAGATCTTCTGTTTCATCCCTTTGCCAACAAATCCCAAATGTAAGATTTTCGGGATGTTTTGCTTTATGTAGGCAATCTTCTATTGTGGGTATAAGCTCAGGATCGCGATATGATGCGATTTGTACAAAAATCTTCATACTTTATAATATGAAAATATTATGAAATTGACAAAATTTTATGGACAGATTATCTACGCGCCCACGTATGGAGTCGTAGACGTTGTCGTAGACGTTGTCGTAGTAGTCGTCGTGCCGTCACCACCGGGATCACCGCCGGGATCACCGCCGCCGCCCCCCATATATGGAGTCGTGCTTGTCGTTGTACCGCCACCGGGATCGCCACCGGGATCGCCACCGGGATCGCCACCGGGTTCCAGCGTCGTCGTAGTAGCCGCACTGGAACCATCACCGGTAGTCGAGCTGCCCGTTACGATGGCTACTTGCGCATCATAAAACGCTCTGTCTACAATCCAAGCTCCCTCAATATGGCTTCCAGTGATCCCAGAAACTAATAGAGATGAAATTCCCTGAACGACAGTCGTCTCTTCGCCAGCTAGATAGGGATCAATTACGATCTCTTCATTCTGATAAAAGCCCAAGGTATTGCTTACAGGAAGAGTCGTCGCCCCCGACACGACTGCGCTAGACAACTGCGCTATCGGAGGACAGGTTAAAGTGTCGCCAATCTGATAGGGGTTATCATAGAAAATGCTTGCGCTGTCCGCGCCTCTTTCTTGTCTAAGCACGTATCCGTAAACCTGTACGGTAGAATCTCCCGTGGGAACATTGCCCCCGATATCCCTTGCTGCAGCCCTAACGTTGCATGACTGCTCTAACTTTAAACCCTCAGCAAGCATATATAGTCCAGACGTTTTTGGTGGCAATGTGTAAGTTATTTTCTGCCCTGTTTCGATGAAGCTTTGAAATTGAGCTTCCTTCAGTTCTGATTCGAGATCATAGCCGCCCGTAATTAAGACGGCCGGGGGATAAGAATAGCCAGAGCCCGGAGCAATCACTGAAATAGAGCCTATAAATCCAGTTATCGAGTCTGGGCCTTCAGTGCCGATCTCGGCTCCTGCCGTAGCGCCATCGCCTCCCCCACCACTTATTATAATAGCGGGCGTTTGGGTGTACCCTGACCCGCCAACTATAATCTCTATACCAGTAAGAGAAGAGGTCTCTTTGGGTTCTAAATAAATATCTAATGTTACATCGTCAGCAACGCCGCCATTGTAGGCCCATAAGTATATTTCCTCCAAACCGTCAGAAAGATCTTTCGCCCTATGGATATGAGTTTTACTCGCGCACGTAGTTCCTGCGTGACTAGTGTCAATAATACTTATTCCGCAACCGCCGGAAGAACTAGACAGCTTATCCTTAGCAAATATATCATTAATAGTTACGAAAGAATGATTTGACGTTATCCCTGCAGAAACGGAATTTGCTTTTTGTATATGAGTCGTCTGCAATTGATTTTCGGCAACGGCTCCAAATCCAGTTATTGTCGCGTTGGGATTCAGTATCAAGCTATGATTTAATCCAGCGGCGATATCTAACGTTCTATTTCCAAATACAGAATTTGAAATTCCCGCCCACGATGGCACCAGTGTTTGCCCGTAGGTATTATCTCCCCAAGAGGTTACATAATTTAGATTTTCTAAACTGCTACTTACTGTGCCTACGCTATGATTACCTCCGGCTACAACTTTTGTCCATTTCTCATTAATTGGATTTATTTGTGATATAGAAAGTTGTCCACGTGAATTATCTCCCCACGCCCCCACTTTCCCTGATTCTATCAGGACTACGTTATGAGCTATGCCCGCGGAGACGCTTAAAATATCGCTAACGATCTCATCGCCTATTGAGAGGGGATAAGCGAATCCGCTCTGAGGCCCGCCCAAGCTAGCTGCGGCCGCAGCCCCTACGCCGTTCTGATCGCCCGGTTGATTACTAACCAAGACTGAGGGCTCAAGATAATATCCAGTGCCGGGGTCAGTAACTATGAAACCAGATACTGGAGCATTTTGTAAATATACTGTTGCCGCGGCCCCTGTTCCACAAATTCCATAACCAGTACACGCGTTGCTATTGTCCGCAAAGATTGCCGTTGGTTCGCTGACGTACCCACTCCCGCTATTTGTAATTGTTATCGACGAAACATAACCAAAGGCCGGATTAGCGGAATCGCTAGTTAATGTCGCAGTTGCCGCGGCCCCGGAACCTCCTCCTCCAGCGAATACAATTTCGGGGGCCTGTGTAAAATCTGCACCGGCAAAATCTAGAGAGACACTTAAGATGCCTCTCCCCGCTAAAACAGATTCCGCTTGAGCTCCACTTGCCGTATCGCCCCCCCCCGCAATCGTGACAATTGGCGGCGATACATAATCGGAACCAGAGCTTAGCGTTTGAATTTCTCCCACATATCTTAACGCGGGAATAGAGGTTACTTGTCCTACTTCATTATCCCCCCAAGCAATAACTTGCCCTGCCTGCAACGCCAAACTGTGATTTCCCCCAGCCGAAACGTCGGCAACCCCATTATTTAAATTTGGATGGACATTACATTGTCCATATGAGTTGTCTCCCCAAGCAATAGTTTTTCCTAGGGAATCTAGAGCAACTGCGTGATTATATCCTACCTCAATTTTTTCTAAATTTTTTAAATTTCTAGGGGGAAAAGCGATAGGCCGCTCGCAGCCCCCCGTCCAATTACATTGAACAGGCTCGCCCTTAAATATTGGTCCGACAATATAAGGATAAACAGAAACCCCATTTGGATTGTTCGCCGTAATCCCTGTCACGGTCGCATGATAGTGCCAAGATCCAGTGGGCGCATCAGGCGTAATGGCGAACCTTGCATTTGATTTGTCTAAAGTTCCCAGTCCAGATACAAATTCGTAATCTATCGTGTACGTTCCGTCATAAGGCCCTCCGGGGCCGACACCGGGGCCATAGGGTCTATTTCCCTGTTTGATCCTGTGGCTACTGGTCATTACAGAAACCGCACCGACACCATACCCCGTATCAGTATAACCGATGGGACCATAAATGGGTAAACCGTCAAACGCATAACCTATGATTGGTGAGTGCGCGCCCGTATTTATAGTGTAAAGACAGTTTGGATTAATATGATAATGATATTTTCCATTTGGTTGAACATGCCCCCCGCAACTATCTACTCCGAGGTCGCCGGGCCCCCCGACTTCCTCCCACTGAACCATTCCGCTCCATAGCTCATTAGTTCTTGTGTCAAACGGAATGCCGTCGACTGCAACTCCGATATTACCCCTCGGAATATGTGGCCCATACTGACCGGTTATTGACGCGTTCTTGGGAATAAGAAAATAATGATCTTGCTTTGAAGCCTTGTTGGGGTTTCCTCCGGGATTGGGAGCGTTCACGTCTTTATATGGCGTATTATGTGTGGGAACACCGTCGCTCGCGATAATAATAGAATCCGTTGCTGAATAAATATCTACATTATTTTTCCAAGGAGTATTGTCTCCAGTCGCCAATAATTCCGTAACTAAATTTCCCCCGCCCCAGCCAAAAATGGAGCCGTTAGGTCTTAAGGCTAAAGAAAATCCATCCCCGCATGCAACCGATTTTCCATCTGGATCAAATTTGATTTCATGATTTACGCCCCCCAGCGTGGGGTGATTAGCTTGACCGTAAGCATTTTCACCAAAGCCCTCTAGCTCAGCAAATATGTTAGTTTGATCTAACGAATTTGCATATCCATAAACAGTAATTTTGTCGGAGGATGTTGCATAGCCCTTAATAACACAAGCATTTTTTAAAACTATACCGGGCCAAATGAGAGTTGGGCCATGATCTAACCCCGGAGGTAATTGCACACAAAATTTGGATATAGCGCCCGAATTAGAAGCGATCTCTAAATATAAAACTTGTTGATATTCAGACTCATTATGCGCCCAGAGCCATACTTCTTGAACATCTTTTTCTCTACAATCTACAGTATGCAGTGGGGTGCAAAAATCCTTAGATACAGACCAAATTTTTACGCCCTCCCCAAACGCAGATTCAGTTAGCTCTAATTTCTTTAAATAAGCCATTTTTCCTTATACCTCTTATTATATTACACTTTATGTTTGTTTCCTAATCTTAATTTTCGGTTAAGGACCGCTTTCGTTTACCCACATAAGAGAATCTTGAGGAGTGCCCATGCTGCATGAGCCGCCGTTGTTCCATTTTAAGAGATATACATCGCTACCGCAGGGTGGGACCGCTAATGGTAAATGTAGACCCAATCTTATATCAAATGAAACCATTATTTCTTCGTCGGCCGCAACGGGAGCAAGACCGCAATTGGTATTTGCTTCATCAAATCCTTGATCATATTTTAAAGAAATTATATCATTTGAGTTTCCATCTCGCCCGCCCAATGTGATCTTGTATCCTAACAAGTTATTACCACCGTCTTCTATTCTCTCTACTCCTCCGTCGCCAGCAGCGTTAGCTACGGGAACAACTTGATAAATCAATGAAGCCCCGTTAGTCCGAGTTAATCTTAGATAAAATGTATACGCTTCTGCAGAAGCAAGCGAATCTAAAAAATTCTCGATTCCACCACCATCTTCATCTGTTGCGCTAAGATATATAAACTCTTCATCGAGAGGGAAACCCGCTGTGCCTAGCTGATAAAAAGACCCCGCACAAGTATAAGTACTTGAATCATAATCGTATGCAGTACTTTTCCTTATCTCTCCGTTAAAAGACGCTGTTGGTTCAGATGTTGATGTGGCGAACTTAAATTTAAACGAAAGCACTCCACCACCACTACCAGCAGGCTCAGCTCCGGTCGCTCCAGTCGGTCCTGTCGCGCCAGATGGTCCTCCAGAAGGGCCAGTCTCACCAGTTATTCCTTGAATTCCCTGCGGCCCCGTTACTCCTATATTGCCTTGCGCGCCTTGAGGGCCAGTAGGCCCAACAACAGTAGAATCTGCGCCAGTTGGCCCCACGTTGCCTTGCGCACCTTGAAGGCCAGTAGGCCCGACAACGGTAGAATCTGCGCCAGTTGGCCCCACGTTGCCTTGCGCGCCTTGAAGGCCAGTAGGCCCGACAACGGTAGAATCTGCGCCAGTTGGTCCTATATTACCTTGCACGCCTTGTGGGCCAGTAGGCCCAGCAACAGTAGAATCTGCGCCTGTTGCGCCCGTAGCCCCAGTAATCCCTGTAAGGCCTATAATTCCCTGAGGCCCAATAGCTCCAGTATCTCCCTTTGTTCCCTGTATTCCTACTGGTCCGGGCACGCCTTGAACGCCAATAACGCCAGTGGGACCAAGGAGGCCCGTCGGTCCCGCAACGCCAATGGGTCCTACGACGCCAGTAGGCCCAGTTATCCCTATAGCATTTACGGAATAGAGATTTACGCTCCAATTATTGAAAGTGCCACTAACGTATGGGGAATGCTCTAAATTTTCCACCGTTCTTCTGTAGACGGTAACATATAAGGAGGTAATCGTAGGGTAGCGAACGACGTTATTAATGTCTGCAATAAAATAATTAGAAACGCTATTCGCCACGATAATCCTCTGAGACCTCGAATAAGAAAAGCCTCGGGGTATTTGAATTATAACGGAATCACCCATGTAAGGCACGCTCATTTCTAATCCAATGGCGTTGGTAGAATATATATCTCCCCTTATTCCTGTCGTGCCCCTTGCTCCCGTCGGCCCAGTTTGATCTACATAAGGCAAATTTTGCCAGCTCGAAACACCATTTCCGATCTTGATTCTGCCCGTATCTAATTCATGAACTATTTCCCCCAAAGATAATATCTCGTTGAGGGCGAACCAATTAGAAGATGAGTTACTTCTAGTTATCGTCTTGGCAGAATCATTTGGCATTATGCTATTCGTTCGGTAAAACTAATCTAACCGCCTTACCCTTTTCGTGAGAATAAGTTAAAGGGTTAGTAAGCACCAAGTAGGTAGATGTAGCTCTTAAAATTGTGTTGCTCTCTTCTTCGCAATCGTTCTCATCAATAAGGATAGCTTTTCCAGACGCAAAGCCATTGGCGTTTTTTACCGGCAGAGTAACCGAATTTTTCATGACATTGTGAGTCAAAATGGTTTGACTTACCGCTGCTTGTGCGGTTGTCTGAGTAAAATCGGGATCATTCATAGTTTTTGTCACAGCCAGTCCAGCAAAAATATTATCTGTTCCAAAATCTAATGAGTTTATGTTATTCATAGCGTCTTGCTTCGTTCTATGAATTGAGATTATAGAATTAGAAATTTTTCTAATAAAATATGCGACATTAGTTTCAATTTCGTCTACTAATTCGTTTTGTAGAGTCCCCAAGGTTCCCTCTGTCGATCCTTGCAAATTAGCCGTGGAACTTCCAATTACCGCAGTTATAGAAGCGACAGTCCCATTGGGATTAACTCCCTGTAAAGATGCCGTTGCAGTTGCGGGCTCGAGCGGTCCGAGGGGGGCACTACCACCACCGCCTCCGCCGCCTCCGCCGGGATACCACGTGGTCGACGTCGTCGTTGGGCCAGAAGAAGTGCCCGCCTCTCCCCCGCTAAATACGACCGTGGGCGGCTGGCTATATCCACTGCCTGCGTTTGTAATTGTTAAAGACGTAATATAATCTCTAGTCACTGTCGAATAAGTAGGATTCCCTTCCCAGTCTGTTCCTGTTTGTGTCGTTTCCGTAATAGAGGCTTGAGCAGTTGCTCCTTGCCCTCCTCCCCCAACTAACGTTACTGTCGGAGCTTCTGCATAGTTGTTGCCTACGCTCGTTAAAGTAAGAGAGCCCACCTTGTCTACTCCTCCGCCCGTAACTTTTACTGTAGGCGCAGAAGAATATTCTCCTCCGGGGTCCGTAAGAGTGACAGACTCGATAGACCAAGACCCACTCATTCCGTCTAACACGGGAACTGCTGCGGCCCCAGAACCGCCACCCCCAATAAATTCTATAATTGGAGTAGTTATATATCCACTTCCGCTATTTGTAACGACAAGGCTCTTTACTGTAAAAAACGTAGCACTAAGCGTGACGGATGGCGCAGATGTATATTTCGTTCCGGGATTGGTCATAATTACCTTTTTTATGGCGCCAGAAGAATCTATAAGAATCTTAGCGGTAGCTCTGGTTCCTCCAGACCCGGGAGGATTAGAAATACTTACGCTTGGGGCACGCATAAAATTATCTCCTCCATTTATTATTTTAACAGAAGCATTTTTTAATTTGCTGAAAGCGCTTCCTCCCCCGAGGGTATTGACTGCAAATCTAATTTTGTCTCCTGTTCCAAAATATGTAAAATCAGTGAGGGCTCCACCCACTGAATAAACTAAGCCATTTTCTACTTGCTCTACATTTACTGATCGATAAGTTTTGACTAGGGAATAAATAGAATCTCCCACATTTCCTATATTTTCAATTCTCGGTTGTCCAGTCGCTGCATTTTCTGGACTTTCATGAAGAGACAAGAAAGTGCTGGAGAAATATGTGCATACATAATAAATTGTATCGCTACCGGCTATTCTTATCGCGTTCCCCGTTTTCATAGAGTGAGGATAATGAGTTGCTATCCACCCATTTAAACTATAGGTGATGATATTTATGTTGCTATAATCGCCCTTTAAAGAATAATTAAATTGTATTGGTTCAGCCATTTTGTCTCCTATATCACGGGCGCTCCATTAGTTCTTGCTCCCGATATATTTGTTGATATCGCATGCTCTAGACCACAATATATATTGGTGACATCATAAATCGGCGGAGTGTTTAATTTGGAATCTTCTGTCCCTCCCCATGCGAAAATTTGACCAGAATTTGTCCAAGCTAAACTGGCATTCCCCGCCGCGGCTACTCCTGACATTTCTGTATTTGCTATAGCCAAACCAGAGGGAACAGTCGATTGACCGAATTGATCATCTCCCCAAGCTTCAATGCTTCCATCTGTCTTTAAAATCAAACTATGATTTAGGCCTGCTGCTATTTGTATAACTCCAGTTGCAGAAGGGGGAGTAGAACATTGATTTACATAATTACTACCAAACGCGACTACCCCAGAATCAGTTCTCAAAGCTAGGCTATGGTTGCCCCCAGCAGAAACGGCTACAACGTCATCTAGCAATTCTCCGCTCGCGCCGCTAACGTTTCCCCCAAATTGCCCGGTGGCAAGACCAGAACTTTCTACTCCCTTCGCTTGACCATGAGAATTATCTCCCCACCCCACAACTGTGCCATCGTCCAATAGGGCCAAGCTGTGGTTCGCTCCAGCAGATATATCCTTGACGACTCCCAAATTAATTGGTACCGTATTCTCTGCGAAAGACCCCCAGCTTTTAACATATGTATTTAAATTATTGTCTTTGTACAGGGCCAAGACGTGGCCCTCTCCTACTGAAATTTTTTCAATACTATTAATTAGATTTGTGGCTGTACCAGAAGGAGTGAAAATATTAGGAACATTTAGCTGTCCATAAGAATTCGAGCCCCACCCCCTTAAATAATCATCTTCTAATACGGCAAAAGAATTATTATATCCTGCAGCTAGACTTTTAATTGTGTTCCTTTTCGTCGAAGAAATATCAGACGGCACGCTGGCTTGACCAAAAAAATTCTCTCCCCAACCGATGCAGCTAGAGTCCACGACCATCGGGCTTTGTCCCGTTGGAGACGTCACTGACGCCTGATTGATTTTATTAACATACCCCCTTAAAGTAACTTTGTTCGCCTCGTTTGCGAAAGCCGTAATTCTTGAAGAATTTCGTAGGAGGAGCCCGTTGAAAATATTAAATAAACCCTGTCTGCTGGGGATTTTAATTTTTAAACTTCTGTGCTGTTGAAAAACTATTGCATTACCATTGACATTATTACTAAGACCACCAAATTCGACAGTAAGTTCGACGTCCCCTTCGTCATCATTGTAAGCCCACAAATGTATTTCTTCATAGCTAGAGCTCCCGTTAGCCGTCTGATGAACGATTGTTCTATTGGACATATTTTCTCCCACTATGAGAATCGATCCATTATTAGGATCTACAGCGGAGAGATTAAATTTGCGCACCCTAGGAGGACTGACAGACGGAGCATTTGGGTTAACGAAATCGCTAATTTCCTTAAGTCCTTGAAATCTATTTTCTATATTAGCATGGTAATCATGAGGATAAGAAAGTGGGGTATTCAACAGGATTTTATCATGGTAAATATTCTTTACATAATTTTCTTCCTTGGTGGATAAATTTTTATCAATGACTATTTTGTCATTCACATTAAAGCCGAGTGGTCCTGTGACTACTCCTGTCGTGGGTAACACGTAGCCCTTGGCTAAAATCGAAGCTCCTAATTTTGTACTTACAATTGCCATTTCCTTATTATATTAAATATTTCTTATGAAATATAGATTATCTGACCCATAATTAGTCGTCCACATCATCCCACTTCTTTTTATGTCGCAAATTATGTCGTTTGGATAGATACCTAAATCCATATGCCCCTCGAACGTGTTTGTCTCTGGATCTAGATAGGAAGCGGTCCCTTGGGAGTTCAAATTGTTATCGTGATTTGTCACAAAAACTTTATTAATAATAGGAGAATACGTTATCCCATGAACTCCAGCTCTTATCCCGTCGACGATCCTTTCCTCAACAACGTTCTCTTGTGGGTTAATTACACTTATTATATTATCTATAGAATGAGTTATATAGATTCTGTCGTTATATGGGCAATAAACGCCCTTATTGCTATAAGAGTCCAAGTTGACGAGCTCCACCTCTTCCGTTAAAGTGTCGAGACACATGAGGTTGTCGTTCACAGAATTAGTTATATAAATCTTTTCATTTGATGGGCAATAAATTCCATAATTTGCCCCCAACAGTATATTCGTATGCAGAATGTCCTTAGTCTGATCGAAATTACTTGGGTCAATCATTTTAATTATCGCCTCTCCGCTATGAGAAACGTACAGCTTATCAACTGAAGGAGAATAGATAACATCGACCGGATTTTGACCAACGTCTATGACTTTGCGCTGAGCCATTGTCGATGAATTAGAATAGCTGGCGATGCTAACTGTATGTGATGCGAAATTGGCGACATAAATATCTTTATTTGATGGGCAGTATTCTAGCCCCATGGCTCCCGAGCCATTTAGAATAATCTTTGAGGCCTCGTTTGGAACACCTTGACTGTCATATTCCGGCTCCAAAGAAAGTAAATAGTTTGTTGCGGAATTTTTACCGGGATCGAAATATCCATTTGCGCTAGCGTAAAGCTTGTCGTCATCGGGAGAAGAAATTATATTAAATGGATACGTAGCGGGATGAACGGAGCCCGCAATAACTACGGGTATTTTTCCCGCCTCATATACGAATTTAAAAGCATTGTCAAATGAATACCCCATAGGGCCAGCATCAAATCTTGTATAATAAATTTGATTAAATAAAAGCTTTTCAGAAAAGAAATTTTCATTTTGACATATTCGCTTCCTTGAGTCAATTACTATATTATTGAAATTAGAATCACTAGCTATTTGATAATACGACCCGTTATGAAAGAGCCCCCTCCTGAAAGACTGAGTTGTTGGTTGATTATTTTCATCTATTAGAATGTAATCGCCAGCATGGAGCGCTCCGCTTGTCACGTGCAGATTGGAATAGTTGGAATAGATATTGTGAGAATATTTCGTTTTTGAATAGGGGTTATCATTTATTCCCATGAGACCCGTGGGACCTATGGGCCCAACTATTCCAGTCGGACCAATTTCTAAATCTGATTGACCGATTGGCCCCGTAGCGCCCAATGGTCCAGTGACGCCTATCGACCCAGTGATACCTATAATTCCGATTGTTCCTATCGGGCCCGTGGGCCCTATCGGCCCGGTCGGTCCAAGGTCTCCGACGAGCTCCCCTTCTAAAAGGTTATTATTATTAATTACCCAATCTTTAAATAGAACTGATTGATAATTTGCGCTGGGCACGGTAGATTGACAATTCAAAACTATATCACCGTTACTTCGGTTATAAGATTCTACATCTCCATAGAATCTGTGGGCGTATCCAGAGAGAACACCATTAGTATCCCTAGCATTATTGTGGACAACAATTTTTTGCCCAACGGTATAATCTTTGTGAGAGGCCACTTGATAAGAGGCTTGCCCCCCCACGGCGGGAAGAGAGATATAATTCGTTGTAAATTCATCTAGAAATGAGGCTTCATGAACACCCGTTGGGCCGGTGGCGCCAGTGGTCCCCTCTTCATCGGAAGGAGCGCCCTCATAACCGTCAGGCCCAGTCGGTCCAGTGGGACCGCGCTCACCCATCTCTCCCGTTTCGTAGCCCGTTGGCCCGGTAGGCCCAGTAGGGTAAATTCCAGTGGACCCCGTGGGACCAATCGAGCCCGTATTGCCGATGGGTCCAATTGGCGATACTCCAGTGGGGCCCGTTATCCCAATCACTCCCATAGAAAAACTGGCCATGCCTGTCGCGCCTATCGCACCCATTATACCAATGGCGCCCGTTGCGCCAACATCTCCTGTGTGCCCCATATTATTAAAGGGCCCCGTTGTTTGATCTCCAGTGCTGCCTGTACGACCAGTGGACCCCGTTATTCCACTTCCCGTAGGTCCAATGGGCCCTTGAAGTCCGTAGGGGCCTATGCTACCCGTGGGACCAACAGGCCCTATTTCTCCCGTCGGGCCCGTTGGGGGGCCCATGTTCCCATCGACTCCCGTATTTCCCATCGAACCTACTGGTCCCGTTACTCCTATGCCGCCGATGGGTCCAGCGGGCGCAATTCCTATGGGCCCAGTCGGGCCCTTTTTTCCTATTGCTCCATAGAGATTTATATAAACCTTTTGCCATACGCCATCGCCTTGAGAAGACAAAGATTTTAAATTGAGTTCCCCCGTGTAAGTATTATATCCCAATACTTCTGCAATGAAATATTCTGCGAAATTAAAATTAGCTATTACTTCCTGCCCAATACTATAGCTAAGCCCCGTGTCTACATAATAAGTTACTTCGAGACCCGCCCCTATCATGGGAAAATTTAAATCTGTTATTGATGTAGTAGAGAATTTACTTCCATCTGCACCCGTGGGCCCTATTGGCCCAGTCGTTCCCGATGGCCCTGTATGACCTGTCCAGCCGATTGCATCTTGAGCTAAACCCGGGCCACCGGCAGGGCCAGTGGGGCCATACCTGTAGTTGGGTTGTATAAAATCAGACTGGACCACGGTATCACTAGTGGTGTCCCCGGTATTAACATGCACATGGCTATGTTTATTTATATTATAACTCATCTTCTTTTACGTCCGGTTCAATCCAACCATTTTGTAATACGTATTCTCCGTCTATAAATTTATATTTACCCGTAGCGAACCAAGTCACCACGTCATGAGATGGTTCTGAAGCAACAAGAGCCTCACTGAAGGATTCAGTGGTCATCATTATAATATAATTATCTTTATCTAATTTAACGTACATTATTCTATAATCGATATATTGTTTGTGCTTTGGTTTACTAAATATATTTTATCATTTATTGGTGAGAAAGCCATATTTCTTGGATTAGTACCGACCGCTAAAGATGAAGTTACCGGAGTTGATGACGTAGAAGGATTACTATGCCAAGCTGCTCTCGGATCAATTAAGCTAACTGTATTGGAGCCAAAATTGGAAACGTAAACTCTATCTAGATTTGGATTGTAGCCCAAATTTAAAGGATTCGAACCGAGGCCTCCTGAAAAATAGGTATAATTATCTGTCTGAGCTTCTATTATGTAAACTGATGTGGGTGAAAAATTAGTAACATAAATTATATCGTTCGATGGGCAATACTTGATGTCGACAGGCAAATTTCCTATGCTCAAAGTCTTAATAACTTTATTTGAAATTGGATTTATTATGTTTACAGATCCCTCGTTATAATTTACAACATAAATTCTATTATTAGAAGGACAATATTCTATCCCCCTCGGTCCGACGCCCACTTGTATTTCAGAGACTACCTCGTTTACAGAGGGATCTATGACGCTTACTTTATTAGAAGCTGTATTCGTAACATATATCCGATCATTAGAAGGACAATAAACAAGCCTTACGGGAGAGTTCCCCACGTTAATGGTGGCGACGATATTATTCGTTGACGGATCTATAACAGAAATTGTACTGGTGGAGACGCTTGCAACGAACAACCTGTCTGTAGATGGACAATAAATTATGCCCTGAATTTGGCCGGGCACGTTGGTGGAAATCGCTGTGCCAAAAGTATTATTGCTTAAATCTAGTACCTCTATTTTCGGCACGCCGCCCTTGGTGGTAATATACATCTTATTTAAAGTAGGAACGTATGCTAAGTCGTAAGGATTAGCATTAGTGTTCACCGTCGCGATCACAGAGGGGGGCCTCGAAACCTGATTAAATCTAAAAGCGTGATTGGGCACGCTTCTTCCATTCACTCTGATATAATAGGTACTTCCTAAAGTTAAATCTTTTCCTATAAAATTACCATCAATTGTGTCTTTTAACCTTGAATCGTATACTATATTTGAGAATGTATTATTCGTTCCTACTTCAAAATATTTCCCCAAGTGCGCTAGTCCACGTCTCATGGTTTGTATTGTTGGTTGAGCGCTCGTTAGTTGTATATAATTCGACGCCGTTAACGCCCCGTTTAATTTATCTGCGGGAGAAAAGTGCGTAGTAGCTATGGCAGGATAAGCAGAATTAACGATAAGTGTTTCTTGCGGAATTGGCCCCGTGGGCCCGGTTGGACCTAGTAATCCAACTGGTCCAGTGGGGCCAATAGATCCAGTAGCGCCAATGCCACCCGTGGCCCCAGATGGCCCCATTAATCCAGTAAAACCGATGTTACCCTGCGGTCCGATAAGTCCTGTGGGGCCAATGATTCCTATCGGTCCAGTCGGCCCCTCATGACCGATGACGCCGTCCAAATAAATGCTCCATAGATTTAGGGCATTTGCATTTACGAAGCTATTAGAGACACAAACTACATCTAAGTCTATATATTGTGGGGACCCGCTAAGAGTATAAGCGGTGTTAGTGATATCTGCCAAGAAAGAATTACTAATATCATAAACTACTTTTATTCTCTGCCCTATCGAATAAGCCAAATCAGTGAGCGCGACGCCAGCCGGAGTGCTACTTATTCTAATTGTCCTCGTTTGGGCGGCCGAAGGAATCGTAAAACTTGAAGTAGATATTCCGCTATATTTTTCTCCCACCCCGCCAGAAGGCCCCACGTCGCCAGTAGGTCCAGTTACGCCAATTATGCCGGTAGGCCCAGTTGACCCTATTTCTCCTTGTACTCCGGTAGGTCCAATAATTCCCGTTGGTCCGTGCAATCCAGTGGGCCCAGTCGGTCCAGTTTCTCCTATTGCTCCGATTGGCCCCACTAATCCTTGCGGCCCCAATGGTCCTTGCGCTCCTGTAGAACCGGGTTCTCCAACCAAACCCTGCGGTCCTTGCGGCCCAGTAATTCCTTGCGGCCCAGTAGCCCCAGTGGCCCCAGCCGCACCTTGAACACCCTGAGCACCAGTAGGCCCTGTCGGCCCCCAAGGGGGCCCTATAGGCCCTAGATTACCAGTTGGCCCAGTGGGTCCCACGCCCCCAATGGGACCCGTAACTCCTATATCGCCAGTAATTCCAATCGGCCCAATAGACCCAGTGGGACCTATAGGCCCGTCATCTCCCTTGGCTCCTCCACCCGGGCCGGTGGGACCCGTATCTCCTATGGACCCAGTTACACCTGTTAAACCCCGTATTCCAATGGGTCCAGTGGACCCAATTATTCCGTCGGGGCCCGTTGGGCCCGTATCTCCCTGCGATGCTGAAGCAGCTCTCAAGTTCGCGAGCCAATTTGTGAAGATGGTCCCGCCATAAGTTGGATTTTTTACCCCATCTACAAATCTTTCTAAACAGTATAGAGAAATTTCGCCCGTGGTTGAATCATAAGAAATAACTGTCGCAAAAAATTTATTGTTTGGATCGTATGTTAAACCTCCCCCAGATGTGCTAGCGGCGATGACTACGGCTTGTTGGCCCGGGGTATAGGCCAAATTTTGATCTATGGTGAGATTGATCGTTGCTTGTAAATATGGAACCTGCATTCCGCCTGAAACAGCGAATTCGGATCCATAAACATCTCCCCTGAAGCCTTCGGGGCCCGTCAATCCATATGGCCCTGTTAATCCAATCGGTCCTGTGGGCCCCCTATTTCCCTGCGGTCCACGAAGGCCTGTATGCCCCGTGGGGCCCATCAACCCCGCCCCCTGCAAACTAGGGAAGTAAACTTGAGTTACCTTCGGGTCTGCATTCGGATCGCCAAGGGTAACATCTACAACTATGTTTTGGTTTATTCCTGTCATTCATCTATACGCATTATAGCAGTGTTATAAATATGGCGTCTGACGCTATGCCGCCATACGAGTCTGCTAAAATCTGATGATTAGCATCTACTGCCACGACATAGACATAACCAACTGGACCCCAGTTCTGCCCGCCCAGCAAATTATTTTCGGTTACTGTAGTGCTCAGATTACCAGCTGCCACCATTGTTCCAACATTAGTGATGTCGGCTCCTACAGACCAGCTGTCGAATCCGTTTGAGTGTGTGTCGCTATCTGTCCAATGCCAGTGAGCGAAATTAGACCCAGTAACAGCAAGAGTAAAGGGCAATGACACAAATGTGCCAGCAGAAGGAGTTGTTATAGTAATCGAGGCAGATGAGCCGCCACCGCCGCCGCCGCCACCGCCACCGCCTCCGGGAGTTGGCGTGGTAGTAGTAGTTTGCGGATACAATGTCGTGGTCGTCATCGGAGGGGGCGTCGTCCCGCCCCCGGTAGAGCTCGCCTCTCCAGCGCCCGCTGCACCATATTGAATAATGACACTTGCTGGGTTTGTTACCTCGGGATGAATGTTGACTCTTCCATCTAGAAGCTTAATTACAAAATCTTGACTTCCTGTCGGGCCATACATTTCTATATCATATACGGCCTGCGTTACAGGTAAAACTTCTGTTCCGGTAGCGGGAACAAGAATATCTATATACCCACTCGTTTCATATCCAAAGGTGGGCTCAGGTTTTAGATCTAGAAGAACTCCGGTGTCAGAGTATCTCTGCTTTACATAACCTCGGGTTTGATAATTACTAAGGTCTACAGGCGTTCCGTCCGCGTTGGAGGCAATGACTCTCGCAGAAAAGGTAGAGCCTTTTATAATATTCAGATCGTAGTTTACAGGCATAATTCTATAAAGAATTACACCTATTAATTACATAAACTACCGACCTTCTTCAAGAATCCCTTTTACTTCCTGAGAAATTTCTACGCTACTATCTTCAGTGTGTGGCCTTTTGTATCCGGCCCAGTGCCTACGAAATTCCCTAAGCAATCTTGACTGGAGAACTTCTCTGTTTTCTACCGGGATTAGACCCACTCGAGTCGCATGCGTTTGAATGTCTACCCTTGTCATGGTGTTTAAAGAGTCGACATATACTTGAGCATCTTGAGTGGGATACTTTGAAGTGCCGTCATCCCCCCAAATTTGGTCGAGAGTCGTAGGTTGGAACTTCTCTTCTTTCCCATGGGTTTGGGTCATATCCGTAAGTTTTTTAGCTTTTGCCAGTCGCAGTTTCCCTTCTTTAGGTGTCTCTTTTTTTGCTTTTTTCTTCATATTTTTGTCCTAATCGATGTTACACTATCTTAGACGCAATGGGAACAAAAAAATTGCCCCGAATTTCTTCGGGGCAAGTGATTAATTTAAGAACTAATTCTTAAGCGTGTCTAAACACTATGCCTGCAAGCGCGCGAGCGTCGATGCAAACACGGCCCTCTTCCAAGAAGCCATAGAAACCAGTTCTGTCAGCACGATTCAGATTAAACTGATCGTCCGGTAGAGCGGTAAATGATCCGCCACTATCAGCTTGACGAGCAACAGCACGAATAAACGCGCCCTTACTATTGTCAACACCGACCATGATTTCGTCATCAGCGTTTGAGAAGTTGGATACATTGTATCCGCCACCATTACCCTGATTGGCAGTAAAACTACCAAACAACGCATTGTACTTCTTCTCTTTCCCGAGCTCAAGGAGCTCAAGGATGTTTACGCCGTAGATCTCTTGCATACCTGCCGAATTGTAAATGCCTTGACGCATGTCATCGGGCAGCGGAATGTCAGTGTTAGATCCCTTTGTATTCATCGGGTTAAACGCGAACGCACGGATATGTTCCTTCATCTCGGGACTTACATACAAATCGGTGATACCGTTGCTGTAAACCGAGTCCGGAGTACCTTGTGCAAAAGACTCATTGAGTCTACGCATACGAGTAAGAAGTCTGCTGAAATCAGCAAGCTTCAGTTCGCTGAGCTTAGTAGCTCCAGAGCCAGAACCATCAATGGTTCCGTCAGAGCTAGCACAGTGCATAATATGCTTCGTTTCATTATGAATCGAGGTCTTGGTCTTTGCCTCAGCCAAAGCGCGCAAAATAACGGCCCAAGCGTTTCTCTCCTGCTTGAGGAGAACTTCTTGGGACATGCGCTCTAGAGCTTTGCTAACCACGTCTAAACGCGACTTGCGCGCATAACGCTTTAGAAAGCTAACTGCAGAATCGATGCGATAAGTCGCGATCTTCATCTCAGCTACACCTTCGATCTGTGAGCTCGGCAAACCTCCAGCCATGTTTTGAGACCATACGGTCACATAGCCAGCGCTCTCATTGTAATACAAATCAAGCGGATAGGAGGGCGAGTCATCTTCGTCGAACGGAGAATCAGTATAGATTCTCGATGCTGTTCCTGCAACGCCAAGAACCTCTTGAACTACGGGGCCCAAGAAAGCTGCGAAAGCTTCCTGTGCTTCACGCGCAACAGTAACGTTGCGTGATCCCATAGCTTTAATAAGTTCTACCTGTTCAGGAGTTTCTTTTAACTTTAATCTCATTTTTTATATCCTCCTACGGATTAAGCATAAGCTGCTGGGTTAAAGTCGATTAGAATGTTTCCGTCAGTATCCATCCCTCCAAGGGCAATACCTACTTGAACGCTTTGACCTGCTACTGCTGGGACCGAGCCCATCTTACCATCAGCGGCAAGATAAACCGGATTTCCTGCGGCAGCTGGTGAACCAGCACCCGTTACGAAACCATCATACAGGAAAAGACCCTTTCTTACGAGAGGGACAACCTGTCCACTCACAGAAGCCTGCATCTCTGCAGCTTTGCGAGGATTATAAACTAAAAGTTCGCCGTTTTCGTCTTTGTCGCGCACATCATGCAGCAACAAACCATAAACAGTTTCAGTAGCGTCGCCAGTGTGAACATGGATCTTGGACTGAACAGCAAAGCGCGGACTCAAAGTATTATTATACGTTGACGCCTCTGCATGAATAGTTTCAAGCGTTAGTTCATCTGTGGCTTCCCAACCAGCACCACTGATAATGGATACCAGTGTCCCCTTATTCACGGGCAGGGTTTCCCCCGCGCGCGCTTCTAGAGTGAAAAGGTTGACTACATCGTGTTCGCTGTATTGTCTAAACGGACGTAAGTTTCTGTCAATATAAGCCATAACTTATTTATTCCTTATTTTCAATTTTTTAAACAGTAATGTTAAATTGGTCTAAACCAAAGGCAGACCGATATTTATTGTATACGCTCGGATCTTCGGCAGTAGTAGAGTTAGCAATAGCATCCCCTTCCTCTTCCGCTTCGTCCAGCGCCTCTTCAACAACGTAAGAAACCTCATCAGCATTGGAAGCTTTTGCTTCCTCTTCTTTTTTTGGCGCTTCTACTTTCAGAGTCTCCTCTTCAGCCTTCTTCGCCTCAGCTTCTTCAGTCTGTTTTTTAATAGCCTTTTTGTTTTTGTTGGAAAGTAGAACAGCCATTTTAGTGGCGTAGGCTTCAAAATCTTCATCAGTCATTTCTTTGACATCTGAGGCAATGACTTCGCGATCTTCATCACTAAGCGCATAGTCCTCATCCATCGAGGTCATTCGTTGATTGAATTTTTCTTCTGCTTCTTTAACGGCTTTTTCGGCCAGCAGACCAGCCAACTCGGCTTGTACTTTCTCGAGGTCTCCACCTTGCTTTTCCGCCTCAGTATTTAGAACGTCGATCTGATCTTGGGCCTCCTTACGAGAGGTCTCAAAAGCTGATTTCTCCGCCGCGTACTGTTCGGAAGCTTTTTGGAGCTCCTCTTCAACAAAAGAGGCTATATCTGAGGCTTCCAATACTTGTAGGCTCTCAGCATTTATGTCTTTCAAACTAGTAATTTTCATAGTTACTCTTTTGGTTAGTTGTTTAGTTTGAGAAGCTTCACTTTCTCCCCGATTTTCAGAAGGTTTCTGATTCTTTAGGTTTTCCTCGGGTTGGCCCTCGTCTTCCTCTGTATCATTTTTAACAACAACGCCAACAACATCCGCTGCGGGAGTTTCAGTTAAACCTATACCCAAAGGAACAACGTCGCCAACAACCTGACGATAGACATACCGCCCATCATCAAGTTGCCCTGACCCCCCTAGAGATCTCAAATGATCTTTAAGGATTTCAAAGTTTTTCGCCTCATCCGTAATGAATTCGGCTTCGATTATGCTCTTCTCGTCACTGGCTACAACAGCTAATTTGTAGTCAGTAAATCCTAATTCCCAGCTAGCAGAAACTTTTAAATAGTTTTCGCTTGTGGGGTCAGCTGAATCTTCAATGATATCTGCTAGTTCGCTATTTACGATACGCCAAACAACTCCCCCTAGGGTGATGTTGAATTGACCTGTCGATCCGGACACCTCTTCTTCACTAAGAACTTTGTCCGTGCCAAACTCACTAAATCCAGCTGTTAAAATTGTTCCAATAATCCTATCTCTGCTATGCTCAATGTTCATAGGCTTATTGATAAAGGCTTTATACATGGCCAAGGCCGTTTCTGTATCAATTACGTCTCCATTTTTATTGGGTCTATTAACGACAGCCGCATTGAAAGCTATTGGAAGTAAATCTATATTTTTTTCTGTATCAATGTCTGGTATGAAATCTCCAATATTTATTTTACTGGCCATGGCCAAATATTGATCTTTTTCTTCTGAAACCAGAGGTCTCAATACAGAACTGAAAATTGTCTTATATTTATGTTCTTTCATCTTCTAATCAAATTCAAGAGGGATCTGCTCATATTTGTTCAAATAAAGTTCGTTAATATTTTTAAAGTCATAATCTAAATTATATTTTTCAATATCTTTTCTAGCTTTAATAAAATCTCCCTCTTGTGGAGCCCATGAATCGAACATATCTAATTCGCTATTTATTGATATACTATGATCTTCTTGATCAAAAATCAAACCAGAAAGTTGTTGCGCCGTTTTTTCTTCATCCACTCCTGTAAGTATATCTTTAAATCGTCTACTCTTCACTCTCAAAAGGAGATTAACCCTCGCCATCGCTAGTTCTCCGAGAGTTCGTCCTTCGAAAATATCTTGCATATTGGCGCCCCTTCGATAAGCTTCCAGTAATTCTTCGAAAGTAACGGGGCTATTATTTTCATCCCTATTATGGTCCTCCGCCTTGGAAGTAAGCGCCTCGACTATTCTAACGGAAAATGCAATGATCTCGTCACCTTCGGATTCTTTGGGGTCGCCATGACAGGGGCAAGAGCAATCGCTATCACAGTTCCCCGCGCAAGAACAATCGTCGCTCTTATTCTGAGCATTTATTTGCGAAGTAAAATCTATTTCAATTATATCTTTTTTCATAAAAGGGGCAACCCTATATACTTACACATATTATAAACAAATTTTGTAAAAATACAAAAAAAACCGTCATTGTAGCGCATTATACATGAACTACAATTCCTCCTACCGTTGCCCTTTTTCTAACTTATAAACCCGCAAGCTTCTTGAGGTCTTCGAGTTTCTCTACGGGCTTGGGAATCCCCCCTACGGCCGTAAAGATCGTTAACTCCGGCTTATCGCCGCTATAAATGCCCCTATGAACAGTACTGTTCACTCTAAGCATTCTCGTTAGCTGTTCGAAAGCTCCATCCAAATGAGCTTGCGGAATATTTTCTAGTTGCTCCTTCCCTCCGATAACAACACCAGCGGCGCAACTGCCTCCGCTGATATCTACACCTCCGGAGAGTAAATTATTTTGTAAATTTTCCCTTACTGCTCGAGAAATACTTACTGGATCCCTCCAATCCTCTACGTTGGAAGCTCCGAATACGACTAGTCCGCTATTTAAAATCCCCCTATAATCGGCTGAATCGAAAGAGCTAAAGCTGCTATCTCTGGCGGTCGTCAAATTAAACAAGTGGAATAGTCCAGCCATACTCATGTTCGCAGTTTGCCAGAAATTAGAAACTACTAAATTTGGATAAAGCTGAGCAATTTTTTCATTGTCCAATAAAATTAAGGGGGATACGTCCCCAGACTCGACCAAGCCCCAAACTTCAGACAATGTGTTTAGGGCATTTTCATTTACCCTCTTGCCTTCGGATTTCTTGGGTAGCGCCAAGATAACGCCAACACTATTCGAGCTTGCGTCTATAGATTCTTGGTATTCTTTAGCTGTTTGGACTAAAGGGCAAAGCGTTCCCGCCCCTGTTCCTCCACCTGCGCCAGCGCAAATGAAAACTTTATCGACCTCATCTCCGAAAGAATATCTCATGAAATCTAGCACGTCTTCTTTGCGCGCTTTATATGCTTCTCGCCCAACTGACGGATCTTTCCCCGCTCCTCCATTGCCGATAAGTAATTTATTTTCTAAATTGATTGTATTGAGATCTTGCTCGGCCGTATTCAAAACCGCAAGCTTTCTATAACCTAACTTATGAAAACTTTCTGCAATTCTTGACCCTCCTTGTCCAGCGCCCATGAAGGCGAAATTAAAAGATACATCTACCTCGTCTTTTATCTCCTTCTTCTCTTCTCGTTGCTTCGGCGGTGGCGGAATCAATAAATCAGGTAGCGAAACATCTACTGAAGACGCTTCTCCATACATTGCTTTTACTTTGTCTTCTCCTTGTTCTTCCATAATTAATCCTTATCGTTTGGTATGCTCGATCTCAAAATTCCTGCGAGATACTTGTCTACTTGGTGCCTATCACAGATCTCAGTGATTTCTCCAAGTATTTTGTTATTAGTCTTTACACTTGGATTTTCACAATATTCCTCTACTTTTGATACCCAGTGCTTTGAATCTTCATTTGTCACTATCAAATCTACTATATCTGAAGCTACTTCCTTCTGCTTTTTGCTAAGTTTTTTAATATTATGCTTTGACCGCAATTGTTTTAATACCTCTTTTTCCAAATTTTGAGCCAATATAAAATTGTTTTTGACCGAGGTCAAATCGAAAAATTCCGCCATTGCTACTTGTTTTTCCCCCAATTCGTTCTTAGATTGCGGTCCCTCTCCCTGAGGAGAAATCTCTTTTGTTTGTTGCGGGGTGCCCGTATCTTCTGGCCGACCCGCCTCTTCCACTGAAGGAGTACCGCCCACCAATGGCTCATAAAGACCTTCGTCTTTAAATGCTTTGAATTTTCTTTGAGATTTGATAGAAGAATCAATGTCTGGCCAGCGCCCCGACTCATGAGCCTCCAGACCTTCTTCGGGAGTAAGGACGTTAAGTTCGATAAGTCTATTTACCACCCTCGCGGTATTATAACTATCCTTAAGAGTAATTTTATCAAAGACCGGTTCAGGATACGATTTGAACCCCAAAGCTCTAGAAATTCTTTTCATCTCGGGGATAAGAAAATCATGAAGGAACATCTCTCTGCCATGCTCCAATCTCGCGACAAAAACATCTACCTTACTAGCTTGATTAGAGAATGTTTCTCCAGAAAATAGTATATTATTTAACCCCGTATTAATATCCCTTTCTACCACGTCATACTTCTTAGGATCTAAGAGGTCAGCGACCTTCGGGGTAACAAATTCGGCCTTAGTCGTATAATCAGAGATAAGAACTCTTCCCACAGACTCATTTTCGAAGAGCCTTTGCATGGCGCCCAAATTCTTTTGATTTATCCCCCCCTTGTCTGGCTCAGCGCCCATGGTAACCAACAAAATGCACTGCTGCATAGTACGAAGGATGGCGGCGTCCATTTTTTTCATCTCTGCTTTTAGATTTATATCATCTAAAACAGGAAATCCCATCGGGACAGCAAACGGCTCGTAATCTTGTTTCCTATAAAACGAAACGATTAATTTGTCTGGATTAAGGGGTAAAAGTACCTGCCCCATTTTACCTTGATTTATCTTCTTTTTAGTCGCGGGGTCTAAGCTCTCGTATATTTGCTTATCTTCTTCTGTATAGGGGTGCTTTATTCTTTCTAGCTCGTAATCTGTTATAGCCTTTGCATAATTACCCGAAGAGAAAGATGCCGATCCCTCCATGTGTACATCGGCCGGATTCAATATCATGTATTTGGTTGGTATAACATTTTTCTTAACACCCGGTATGTCTCCTATCTTAGTGGGTTTAGCTGGGCGGGTGTCGGTAAGCCCATACTCTAGAATAGCTGTATCGTCTGCGTATACTTGAATAATTTTTTTGACATCTCCGGCTCTCAGTTTCGCTTCAAATCTATAAATAAAGACATTTCCGCTACGATAATATTCCCTAAAGAACTTGTCTTGAAACAGTCTTAAATTAATTTTTTTGAAAAAAGCCCTGAAGAAATCTCTTGATTTTTTGCTTCCACCTTTAAAATAAATATCACTAGTGGAAAACTCCGTCATCAAATCGACTACATTTCTAAATGTCGAAAAGTTATAATATGCCTTTTGACACAGGACCACTGCGTCTCTCACATTAATACTGCTTCCGCTCGATATGCTGCTACTATTTTTAAAGGGAATTAGGCCGTTATCAATATTAGCAAAACGGTTAACGCTCTCAATTTGAGAGGTTATATTTCTTCTAACGCGAGTAGACTCCGTCGTACCATAAGCCGCCCCCTCTGCAACCATCAGGGGAGTGATCAGCTTTGGCCTTCTTCTTCTTTGTTTTGGTTTTTCTTCTGCCATCTAATTTTACTTTTTACAAACGCAATCGCAATCGGCAACCGAGCAACTGTCGGATGAACAGCATTCCGCGCTACACGAGCAATCCGGACATCCGGAATTTCCCCAGTTACAACCAATTGCAAAGAGCGCTGTAAGTGTGAATAACATAATATATTTTTTCATTATTATGGATAAGTTTCTATAGTTATATTGCTGTCGATGTATCCTATTAAAAAGGCCTTGGCTTTAACAGTCGCCGTGGATCCTTGTAAACTTATTGGATTGGCATATAAGTATGAATTTTCCGTGGGAGCCGAGCCATCCAAGGTATAGTAAATAGTTGGCGTTCTTGTTTCGCCAGCTGGAACTGTAGCGCTCATCGTTATATTAAGAATGTTACCATTAGCCGTTATAGTCGCCGTAGGAGCAGCTAACTGCTGTCTTACATAAGACACTATATCCGAGTTAAGATAGACGTCTGAGGAGGCGAATACCTTCAAGGTAGTGCTATTCGTAAATTCTCCCGTTGTTAAAATATGTATGAAATCTCCGCTTTCTGGAGGCAAAATCACTTCATTAATGGTTCCCGCGCCTGTAGCTGGATCAGAGCCGTCCAAGGTATATCTAACATACAAACTATCAGCCGAATCCTGATCCCAATTAGACACGGTTATGGAGGGCCCATAATTTGTGTTTGTTTCCGGAGAGACTTCGGGCGCCAATTCTATCAATGGGTATTCTCCCGTAATGGGCTCAGCATCAGCATAGCCGACTTTGGAAGTATCCATAACTATTCTAACCTTATTTTGTAAATAGCCGCTATCCGGTGGGAAGTAGGTGTCACTAGTCAATCTGTTGGTGATATTTTTACTTCTATAAGCTATCTTTTCATTTGTATTTAATTTGTCTGAGTTGGTTTGGCCCAAATCGAATATAACAGAGCCCGTCGTTTCGCAGCAAGTTCTTTCGGTAACGTTTGGGGGAATAATCCCGCTATTGTATAGTTCATCTGAGCAAATCACCCCAAATGTAACCATTGAACCATCGCTTCTCAATATAGACCCATGATTTTTTCCTGCGAATATATTTATACCAGAATTCAATCCTTGCGGAATAGCACCAGTTATATCTATATTATTTTCCCCATCAAAAATTCTTCCCCACCCAGTTACTGACCCGTCTACCTGCAAAGCCAAGACGTGATCATTGCAAGCGTCAATCGCTACTACATCTTTCAAATCTTCAGGGACTAGCTGCCCATAGGAATTAGCCGTGCCTCCCCACGAAACGACATCGCCGTTAGTTCTAAGGGCTAAGCTAAAATTATTTCCAGCTGCAACACTGTCAACTTTGTCTAATGCGCTGGGAACAGTTGACGGTTCAGTCGCTCCCCATCCCAATACTGTTCCATTGCCCAAAAGAGCCAGACTATGCCTATTGCCTGCTTCAACAGCTATTGCCCCATGGTCTCCGCTAAGCCCGCTTAGTAAAGACGCGGGCACACTACATTGACCGTACGTATTGTCGCCCCAAGCTCTAACCATGCCCCCAGCAAGCAGTGCCATACTATGATTATCTCCAGCGGAAACATTAATTACGTTACTCAAATCATCCGGAACATTTATTTGTCCATAGCTGTTATCTCCGAAAGCGACAACCGTTCCATTTTCTTTAGCTATCAAACTGTGGTTATACCCAGCGGATACGCTAATGGCATTTGTAATTCCAGAAGAGGGCAGCTGACCATTAACACTTTCCCCCCATCCCAATAAGCTTTTATCGCTTTTAATTACTAAAGTATGATTATTTCTATTGGAATAATTTGAGATTCTATAGTCTCCAGAATAAAGTTCAAGCTCGTTCACTTGAGAAGTCTTAAGGGCGTCATCTCCTTGGCCTACCATCCTATATTCTTTATAATTTTTGTTATTCGTAAAAGCTAATGTTCCTAAGGCTACAGGCAATCTACACTTAATAGCTGCTGCACTGGTAACTCCGAGCCCACCCCCCAAAACATTTATGGTTGGTGATTCTGTATAATCTTTTCCTCCAGAAATAAGTGATAAACCAGTAATGTCACTAGCAGCCTTTTGTCCAACCGCAGAAGCTCCGAACCCATTCCCACCAGAAATAGTTACGTCTGGAAAAGATTGATATCCCGCGCCTCCAGCTATTAAAGTTATACTGTCCACATATCGTGAAGTATGAGCTGCACCAGTCGCCTCTACACCCGATGTCCCCCCTGAGAAAACTACGCCCGGCACAGAAGTGTAACCAGATCCCATATCGGTTACTTCAACTTTGTCCAAAGATCCACTAGCCAAAAAGGCTTCCACCGTAGACTGCGCAGGCAAGAACGTTTCGAAATTTATCCATTTAGCTAATTGATTTTCAAAGTTTATGCGGTCAGCAGAAGTTGCGCTATACATATCATTCGTATGACTTTTCGTTAATTCTAAGGCCGGTGCATAAAATTCTAGTTGTTCATGCATTCGAGCGTGCTGCTGGCCAGTGTAGCCACCGTATCTTCCCTGTATGGTAGCAAAGGCCGATGCTCCATTGGACAGCAACCCACCATTCCATACTTGCACCCATCCGGAGGCCATTGACGTGTTGTATTCCTCGTCGGGGTGGTGTTGATAGCCAAAAAGGCCGTGTGTCCCCCAAATCCGATTTCCACTGCCCATCCCCCAGCCCTGCGCGGGAAGTGACGTCGAAACGTAGCAAAAATCGGCACCCAAATAACCGCATATGGGCCCGTGATCCATTCCCGGCCAAACGTTGCCTTGCGCGTAGAAGGAAGTGCCCCCGTTGGCTTGGTTGCCCTGCTCCCCTCCGCTTATAACGTCCGTAATTATGCCCACCACGCCACCGGGCACGCCTCCCGGCCCAGTTAGTGCGCTTCCGTCAGCAGCGGTAGATCCTCCAGAAGCTGGAAGATTATCAGGTATAATATACCCAGCCCCTTCATTATGTATAGTAATGCTTGTTACTCCCGCATGACCGTTCGAGTGGTTCCCGTAGAAATCGTGACCATGATCAACATTAAGCGTGCCCCACGCTATCTCTGTCGGTCCGACACCACCATCATTGACTCCACTAAACCATATTATTTGATTCTGTGCGTAGTTTCTGCCCGATGCGTAAGCATTCACGCTCAAGGGGATGTCGCCGCCTACAATTTTTGTATTGTTCCAAACCGGGTGACCTTCGCCAACACCTCCGGCACCATTCCCTGCGCTTGCTGGCCCCAGATCAGGATGTGGGATTTTAAGTTTGTTGCTATCGCTTAGATATTGATTTGCCAAATAGAACCCGCTAGAATATGTGTATGTATTCGTATTATAATCATATTCGGATGATGAATAAGCTACGCCAGTTGCCGAGGACGCACAAGATCCTTGTGGGGCACTATAACCACCATCTAGATAACCGCTGCCCCAAAGCCTCTCCCAACCATGATTCTCTAAATCTGTAAGAGGAGCGCCCTCTAGGCCGAAATCCCAAAGATCCGTGTGAGCCCCGGCCGCTCCGCTTACTATAGTAATACCGGTGGGCTCAAGCATATACATCATCCCCGGGAAAGTCCTATCAAATTCCTCTGTAATAGTGGGTGCTTCAGTATATCCCCATCCAGCGCCTGTTATATGTAATTTATAAGGAATTAAAATCGCATCTTCATTGGGCAGCTTCCCCCCTTTGTTAACAGGGGTGCTCCACAATAATTCTTCATAACTTATATCATTTAAATCAAGAGCATTAACAGAACCCGCACTACTACGAAAATCTGGATGAGAATATAATTGGAATAATTTATCTAAAAGAGAATCATCATCATTAAAACCTAGAAGTTCATTATGATTTTTTAATTCTACATAGCCGACCATATCTTGTCCACCACCACCATCGATTTGGATATTCTGCTCTAACGCTGAATCTTTATGAAATTTCAAACGCCACAATCTGTTAGTGCTAACATTTTCTGAATAGAACAGATTTCCCGGACCAAGCTCCTCGAAGTCGTTAGCTCCGTACGCCGGAACGCCGTGCTCCAATAGCCCGCTCAGCGGCGGTCCGAAGTTGGCGTGATAGGTTGAAGGATTGGCAAAGCCGTCGTCCCCCCTAACAGCCATATGAGCACGAAAATTATGATAATCGAAGAATAACCTATGAGGCTCTACAGCTTCCCAACCCGAAAATAAGAAAGATTCAAAATTAGAATCGATATACTTTGAACTCTCAGAGTTTGGAGTAGAACCGGCGTTAGCTGCTGCTCCGGGTTTAAGAGCTAATCCCGAATGATAAGTATGATTTTCTAGTTCATCTAAGTCTAAAGTTTTATTCTCGTCAGCAACGCCTACCGCGGTAAAGCCCTGCTGGATGGCGCTGGGAATGTATTCGCCGCTAGTGGGACCTCTATCACCTATGGTGACTTTGACGGCATATGGCACCCCTACCTGCGTAATTAATCCCCCGCTTAAAGTGACGTCGGGAGCGAAAGTATATCCAGCGCCTACAGAAGTTATATCAAAGTGATCTAGGGCATAAACTGGTTGATCGGACGAGGGAGGAGGCGTCGTGCCACCATAATAGCCACCACCCTGTCCACCCACCGGAGTGTATCCTATCCCGGGTACAAGTACTCCATCATAAATATGATATCCATGAGGAGGTTTCTCATTGGTTACGCCGATGAGTATACCGTCTGAGCCTAATTTAGCTACTTCAAAAGCGGTCAAATGAGCTAGAGCACCAGCGCCTTGACCTCCCCCTCCTTGAATATGGGTAGTGGGTGGAGTACTATATGGGGTTCTATTTTCAATAATTTCAACACCAGTCAATTGAGTTCCGCTAAGAAAAGCTACTGCCGCTGCTCCTGTTCCTCCTCCGCCAGTAATCGTGACGGTTGGCGAGGATGTGTATCCCAGACCATGAAAAGTTAAAGCAACGCTATCGACAACAGAAGTAGTTGATAATACGGCGGTGCCAGACGCGCCTGCGCCACCGACCACCGAAGTAACAGTTACATCTGGTGCAGAGTCGTAACCTGTTCCTCCCAATAAAACAGAAAATCCCGTTAGAGAAAAGGAGGAAAATAGAGCTTTGGCCTTGGCCCCTTCGCCCTCTTGTCCTGAGGCCACCGCGAATTGAATTACGGGGTCCTCTGTATATCCAGCTCCGCCCGAAATCATCTCCACTGTAGCAATTCTATCTAATGCGTTCCCATCTAAAGAAAGGAATGGTGGATAACTATCAGGAAATCTTTTAGAGAAAAAGGCTATGTCTTCCCAATCAATTCCGTTATTAGCACCTTGGATAAGCCCATCCCCGACTTTATGGAAATTATCTGCGTTCGTAGCGAAGTCGACCCTCGTTACTTTTTGTTGGTTATCAAATTTATATCCTACATATCCTCCGGGGTTGAATGATAAATAATTATTAATACTTTTGTCATTATCAAAAGCTTTACCTACATCTCCATCCACTAGACTGCTAGAAAATCTTTTTTGTACAGCGTCAGTGATGGGGACATCCTCAATTTGATAGGTCAAATAACCCGGGTGAGAAACTGTGATTTCGACTTCGGGTTCTTTCTGCACGTCATCTTCATGGATTTTTGTAACGAAATCTTTTCTCTCAGTGAATCGGGCGGGATTTATTGTCCCCGTTTCCATGGGCGTATAAGTTCCTTCACTAGATAATAGTCCAAAATCCGATACGCCGCTCAATTGCTGCTGAGAATAGCTTTTAGAAACTAAATTGCTAGCCGCTTGGGTAGACTTGTTTTGAGAAATCGCATTAATTGTCGTGTTAGAATTAACGTTTATAAATCCAGTATAAAGAATGGATGGATCCAGAGCTCCTGTGCTGTAATAAATATGTTCGTCAGGCTCCAAGCCGTAAGCTAAACTATAATTATCTCCAGCAGCCAAAAGAACAGAATTATTAAAAAGATTTGTTACATTTGTTTGGTTGTTCAGATTGCTACCCCAAGCGAAAACCGTGCCCTTTTCTGATATCGCCAAACTATGACTAAATCCAGCATCAATTTCGATTGCAAAAGCGGACGAACCATCTGGCTCTACAAGATCCATCCCTGTTAGCGGCGTAATCTGTCCATATCCGTTATCCCCCCAACCAAAAACTTTTCCATTTGCATCAAGTGCTAAAGTGTGATTTCCGCCACAAGAAATTGCAATCAAATCTGGAGTCCCAGCGCTTAAAGAAGAGGGCACCGTTGACTGAGCTAAATCATTCACGCCCCATGCGGATGCTACGCCTATGGGAATAGACTTATTGACAACGGACCATTGGCCATTTATGTGCTGTAATTGTTTGCAAGTTTTTACACCGTATCCAGCTAGGGCCGCGCTATGGTTTTGTCCGGCAGAAATTTCAAAGACATCATTTAAATTGTTTGGAAGGATTATTTGTCCGTCTGCGTTTTCTCCCCATCCCACTACAGTTCTATCAGATTTGAGTGCTAAACTATGTTCTCCTCCGGCGGCCACCCTTATGGCGCTTAAATTATTAGGAACAGCCGTTTGCCCCTGCACGTTACTTCCCCAAGCAATGACCTCTTGGTCAAAAGTCAAAGCCAAAGAATGAGAGTCCCCGGCGTCTATGCGCTCTATCTCTCCGCTCGTAATTAATTTAGAATTAGTAAGATTAGTTTGCCCAAACGAGCTGTCTCCCCACGCTACTACGGTTCCGCTCTGAGTTAGGGCTAGAGCATGATTTTGTCCCGCGCTTAAAGATATGAAATCATCTTTAGTTGAGGGCCTGTAGTTTTCAACATAAAAATCTGTTCCCCAAAAAGAAATCTTCCTATGTATTTCTTGCCCTTCTGTAGTCGATAAAAATACTTTACTCGGGAAAGGTACTTTGTCCACAACCGGTTTAAAAGAAACTAATGCGCCCTCGACATCTCTCACTCCGTCATATGCCCCCCCATAGTCTAAACTTGAATTGTGAGTAAAAATACCCGAAACTATTTGGCTATCTAAAGAGCCCCCTTTGACCGCAATAGCTTTGCCTGTTACGCTGGAGCTATTTGCGAAACTAAGCACAAATGGATTAGTATATTGAGAAGAAGTTGTCCCTGCATTTCCAGAGGGATCGACACCATTTAAAGTATAATATCCTGTTGCGCCAGCCTCTAAATCCAAACCAATAACTTGATTTTCTGGAACACTGCCTGAAGCTAGGGAGAATATTGCATCACTTACATTTTGCAGGGCATAGTTTAAGGTGATGATATCTGAATTTGCATAATCATTTCTAATTCCATAAGCTTTAAAAATCAGAGAAGGATTGGTTGTGCCAGTTAAAGATAAATTCAAACTTGTCGATTGCAGGGTTAGGGCTGACGCTCCCGTGGGCGAAGTTCCGTCTATTGTATATTTATAAGTTGCTCCCGCTTCTTGGTTGGTCAAAGATACAGTAAATTGCAAAGCGGTTGGTCCAGAGCCCGGCTCGAAGATGGGAGCGGACACCTTAAGAAATTTATCTAATTCTTCGTCTACCTTGCCAGTCCTTCTATGCGATCTCGAGACAGACCTACCAGTGGTAACGTCCGATTTGTTTGAACTATTGTTTATCGGTCCCGTTACCCTAGCTTTTCCGATCCTGCTAGTGTTGACATTCCTTGACATGTAGTAAAATTAGGTACTGATTCTATTAACGTAGCCGTATAAAATAATTTTATCAGCTATTTCTGCATACGCATTGATATCTAATCCAAATTGAACGGGTAAACCCGGACATATTAGATATAGCCCTTTCTTTGATTCCACAGCCATTGTCACCTTAGTCGGATTCGTCGACCCGAACTCGACAGTAAGGTTAACGGGTTGAGAATCTGAATGATCGCTATAAGCCCATAGCCATAATTCATCAAAATCTGTTGGGCTTGATGTCGCAGTATGCAGAAGGTTAGGACTAGCCGAAGAAGTGCTGCTAATTTTAATACCCTTTCCGTATGTAGAGCCGGTTAATTTATGTTTGCTATAACTTGCCATTTTTTGTTTCCTTTAACTAAATATTTGAACATATAAAATGTCCGCTGTTCCTTGTGCTCCGGTTATGCCCGTTGCACCTGTTATCCCCGTGGGTCCGATTACCGTAGAGGGCGCGCCCGTTGGTCCCCTAACTCCAGTAGGCCCAAATAATCCTTGTATGCCCGTTACTCCCGTCGGGCCCTGTTTGCCCACGGCCCCCTCTAAATTAACGTGGTGATCATTCCAAGAATCATAGGGGAATGTTCTCGCGTACGCTTGAACTTCAATAGACATTAGACCCGTGGTTGGGTTATAAATCAAAACTGGACCAGAGAACCAGTTTAAAGAGTCATGCGCGACTATGACTTCCTGACCAATCGTATAGGCTAATCCGGGCTCAACTGTTATTTGTTTGTTTACTGTCGCGCCCCCTGTTCCGGGCAGGGGAATTGGGAATATCGTCGTGGCATTAGCATCAATTTGCGTACCATATAAATCTCCCGGTATTCCCGTGGGCCCCACAACACCTTGAGATCCTGTTGGTCCCTGCTTACCAACAGCGCCATCTAAATTAACGCTCCAAGTGGAGAATGTCCCTCCCACTTGTGTGGAATCGTCTACGCCCAGTACTCTTCTGAACGAGCACTCTAGAGTCAGGCTAGTTCCAGCGATTGCAGTAATTTCTGCTTTAAATAAATTATCTGTGTCGGCAGTAACCATAACTTTTTGGCCCACCGTGTAAGCTAGATTTGTTTCAACTAGAGCCATGCTAATGGATATATTGACCTGAGGTATACTAGTGCTAGTAACAGAGGTTCCCTCGTAAAGATCTCCCGGATCACCAGTGGGTCCGGCCACAGTGGAAGCGGCTCCAGTAATTCCCGTTGGTCCAGCAGGCCCGGTGATGCCAATCGATCCGACGACTCCAATAAGTCCAGTTGGACCTACGTCGCCAGTTGCTCCGGGCAAACCAATCGCTCCATCAAGAGAAATAGACCAATCAGAACCAGTGGCGCCCGTAACGCCTACAATTTCGCTAGACAAAGAGGTCGCCCTTACAGTTAGGTTGCCCCCCGTATAAGATTTAACATAAGCTTTAAAATAATCGACGAGATTGAGCGTCGAGGTGTTTGTATTAGCGACAATTATCTTTTGCTCCCTCGAATAAGCGAGGCCGGTACCGATATTAAGCACGATCGGTTCCTGACTAGGAACAGGAACGGTAATAGAACTACTATAGCTAACTGTATAATGGTCCCCCGTTGGGCCAAGTGGGCCCGTGGGTCCGCCCACGGTAGATTGCAACCCTGTGGGACCAGTAGGTCCAGCTAAACCTGTTACGCCAAGTCCCCCGGCTGCCCCCGTTGGTCCCGTGCCTTGAGGGCCCACTGCTCCTGTCGGCCCCAATACTCCTTGCGGTCCTGTCGGTCCTTGACTTGGGCCTGTTGGCCCTGTTAATCCTGCTGGCCCCGTTGGTCCTATAAATCCTTGTTTTACGAAATGTGCCATAATTTTATCCTAATCCATCTAATTTTGTATAAGTTGTTACTGCATTTATAATAGTATTGCTATGAACTGAACCAGCCGTCTTGGCTACAATTTTTTCTTCATTACCCAATACAATACGCTGATGCATATTATATGTTTCTTCTGGTGGGAGATATAAATTTTTAAATAATAGATTATGACCACCAGCAGTATCGCCACTAGTAACTGCGTGTAAATCTATAAATTCTCCTGAGAGTCCGTTGGAATTACAGAACGTAATCCCCATAATTATATGCTTAATACCCTCCGCCTGCAAAAGCGTGGTATAATCTCCCGTTCCTATGTACGTTCCACTAATCATTTTATTCCATTCTATTCTGTTGCGAAAACCATTGTTAATTCTAATAATTTTCCTGTATTTATTACACTTCTCGGACCAGTGGGCCCAAGTAAGCCTGTTGCACCCGTCGGTCCCGCGTCTCCAGTCGAGCCCCAAGCTGGCCCCGTGACCCCAATGGCTCCAGCTTCTCCCGTCGCACCTCTTACGCCTCCCGCGTCAGAAATGGTTATTAATCCAGCAAAAGCAGGGAAAGAACCGCAAACATATTGCAGATCATTTGGGGTCTCATAAGGAATAGTGAAAGTTATTCTTTCTGTTCCATTTTGATAAACCCCCTGAGAAGAAGTTAAGTCATTACCGCTTGTGTCTTTTAAAAATAGTGGATGAGTTATTGAGGTGGTAGAATCGATAAATTCAAATATGTATGTCATCCCCCTAATAAGAGTCATCGAGGGGTTCGTGCCGACAATTCCTTCAAAAGTATATCCGAGAGCATTATCTATACCAATTTGAAAGACAACCCCTCCGACATTGCCCTTGAGGCCCGTTACCCCTTGGATCCCCTGTCTTCCTTGAGCTTTGGCCAAGTTTACGGTCCAGAAACTATACGAGCCAGTTCCATTAGAATAAACAGAAGTGGCAAACATGATGCCGGTATATCTATCGTAGCTATCTATTATTGCTGAAAAATTTCTGGCGCTATCGTAGGCAATTATAACTTCTTGCCCCGCACTATAAGCCAAATACAGTTCTACGGTCAGCTGTATTGAGGTGGGGTTTAAGGGAATCGTTAAAGTATTATAAGAAGTTGATCGGTATCTATCTCCCGGATCGCCTTGGTAGCCAGTTATACCAGTGGGACCAGTCAATCCAATCTCGCCTTGGTTGCCCTGTATACCTTGTGCTCCCTGATCTCCAGTCGGACCGGGAATCTCTGGACCTGTTGGCCCTATTAATCCATCGGGGCCCGTTATGCCCTGCGGTCCCGTAGGACCACCGAATTGACTTAGTCCACCGGGGCCAGTAGGACCGATAGGTCCCAGTTCGCCCGTGGGTCCGCCGTATTGTGTTGCCCCCTGCGCCCCCGTATCTCCCTTCGGTCCCGCCTCTCCCAGTCCACCAGCTGGACCAGCTAAACCAGCAGGGCCAGTAAGACCGATGTCTCCTGTCGCCCCCGTGATGCCTTGCGATCCAATTACGCCCGTCGGCCCTATCGGAGCTGTGGCGAGAATATAATCTGCTAGCTCTGATTGGTCTAATTGCTTTAGTCTAATTAGATTTTGTGGCATCCTTATTCCTAGTAATCATGATTTATTACACTAATTATCCAACCATCCTAGGAGTAAAAGTGAAATACTGAGGTTCTTCAGCTTTCTGCATGTCGAAATAGCATTTCATCGCCCAGTTGGCGAGCATAAGAGTCGTGTAGTTGTCTTTACGGGCCCTAGTTGCGCTTGTGGAGCGTTTTAAATGCTGGGGAAGGTCAAACGTCTGCGTGCCCTTTGCTGTACTCTTAACTTCAATTAGGGCGCATTGCCGCTTCGTTTGAAAAATTAAATTGTCTTGATGCTCAATGAGATCGAGCACGGTTTCATGGCCTGTGAAAGTGGTTTTAATTTTTTTATCTACTGTCCTCTCAAATTCTCCAGAATTAGCTGTCGTTTTCGAGGCGAACCAAATTTTCTTATGATCTATGGCTGCCTGCAAATGTTCATTAGCCTTTCTTATAAATGCAGAACTAAAATTTTGTTTAAATACTATTTTTCCCTCGCTCTTATTATATTGTTTTTTTAATTCTTTAATTTCCGTTTCATAGCCCAACCCCTCTTTGTCACTATTAAAATCTATAAATTTTAAATTAATTCTATCGTTTTGAAACCACTTGGTTTCGTTGCAGCTATCAATAAATTGAAAACCAGCATTATCAATACATATCAAATCAAAGTCAAAAGCGTTTTGTAAATAATAAAGATATCTGATATGATCTTTCAAATTACCACCAGCCACCGCGTAATTATGAACTAGAGCGCCTTGATTAGCCTCTTCATCTATCTCTATTACTGCCATGGCGAAAAAATCAGACGAAGGACTATTACTGAAACTAGGATCAATCCCCAAAATATATTTTTTATCCTTGTGCCCCTTGATCATTGTTGTTGGGCTTTGCCCGTCAGGAACAGTGCATTCGTGCATTTTCTTTGCGCTGTAATAAGAATCAGAACCATCTGTAAATTGAGCACAATACTCGCGTTGAAAACTTGAATGACTTTGTCCTCCATTTTGAGCTTCTTCAATAATCGTCGTATCGATCATGTGAGCTGGCAGAGCCTCGTAACCCATTTGAGAAATAAAATAAGAAGCCTCCCCTTTTTCTTTGGAGTATATTTTATCTAACCATTCTTTATACTGCTTATATAAATTTTCGAAAGTATAACTCGCAGACGAAAGGGCGATCATTTTAGAATCGTTTACGAACACCATTCTTTCGTCCTCCTTCATCTTTCCTGCCTCAATGAGCTTGTCTTCTATTTCTCTAACTTCTATGCGTTCTTTCATGTTCTGCGGGGCGACCAAGAACGGCATCAAAACCGTTTTAATAGTATCTTCTGGTAGCAGTAGATACTCGTCGAGCAGAAGAACATTGGCGCGAAAACCACGAATCTTTTCGCCGCTTAATGGGATAGCGGTAATTGTTCCGCCATTAATTTTCCATTCATATTGATCATTCCTTTTTGATTTGGCCCCGAAAGCTTGCATTAGAAGCTCTGCGCCCTTGGTATCTACCATCTTCTCTATATTATTGAAAATAAACCTCGCAGTACGAAACGTCGGGCCAGCAATGAGTATCTTAGAGCCGGGATTAAATATACAATACAAGAATGCAAAGATGCTGGCGATAAATGTCTTACCGCAACCACGGCCCCACACGCACATGCTAAAATTGCGCTCCATCATTCCTCGGAGAGTAATTTCCTGATAGGGGGCCAATTTAATTCCTGATATCAGCTCCGTAGTGAAACCCAAATTATGATGCAAAAATTTAGCAAGGGAGATCTTCGCTTCTTTAGTGCTTAATTCTCCCTTTAAGGAATCTAAAAATTCTTGATTTAAATCCCTTGGGTTCTTGGGCCTATATTTTTCTGGAGAATACCACATTATATTTTTTTTGTATCATACATTAATTGTAAATCAAACGTGCTTGATCCAGAGTTAATAAAAATTTTTTGTATAACTCTAGAAGCTTCGGCCCTATTTTTTACGAATAGGAACTGTACATTTGAATACTCCTGAAGAAGACTCCTGACGTTATGGAATACAAACTCCGGCGTTGCCCTTATCTTTTTCGAGACATGAGGCTGATAATTAAACGATCGACACGTATTTAAGCTTTCTTCCACTAAAACTATTAAATTAGCATCATCGCTTGCTGCTCGTTCTATTTCTTTCTTAAATCTCTCTAACCCGCCGCTCATAGTCCCGATAAAATCCGTAATTGACTTTCTTTCTACATAAGTCAAACACCCGTAGTGCGGAGCAACTCCATCTCTATGGCGAAATGCATAATCTCCATAACTTAAAGTAGCTACCTCCACGGGGAATTCAAATTTTAGAGGTTTTTGTTCTCTGGTATCTATGAGTATGGTGTATTCTTTTAGCTTCGCTTCGTCGACAGAAACGAGAAAGTGTTTGTGCGGAAATCTTTTGTGTTTGCTCTCGAGCCCTAGTTTTTCGCACGTTTCATAATAATCGCCAAATAATTTATCTATATACGGGATAGGAGGAAACATTAAAGTTCTCATCTCTACTTGGCTAGGGGTATACTTCAAATTTCTAGTTTCTTTTCTGTGCTTTAGAAAATTAATACAATATTCTCTAGCGGTTTCTTCTGGCTGCTCTTTTAGCCACTTCTTCAGATTTAATCGTCCATTAAAATTAGATTCAAAATAAAATTGCTTAGATTTGAATTTTATAATTTTTTTATCATATAGATCATATCTGGGAAAATACTTTTGATAGTATTCTGCCATTCTCATTTTGTGAGCCCTCAGATGCTTATGTAAAGAGCCGTCGGATTCGAATTCTTTGTCGCACGCCTTACAAGCGATCATAATTCCTCCTCAGTTAGTCCGAGAATTCTAGCTTTGACCTCGTCTATTGAACTCAGGCTTCGTTGCTCTTTTTTCACGACCTCCTTTCTAAGCATGGCAAGTTTTATCATCTTATTTCTAGATTCTTCTTCTCTCCACATTTCTACTAAATTTAATATACTAGCATTTTCACTTATTTGTTTCTTGAGCTTGTCGCTACGTTTTTCTTTTAGATCGCTCAACAACTTTTGCTGCCTATTTACGGATTGATTATATTCCGTCTGTGCTGTATTAATGGATTCGACTAGGGCCATCGAAATTCTTCGACCGTCCGTATCATCGGATACGTTGTCTAGTAATCTATTAAGTCTTTCTACTCTATCTTGAATGTTGGATGCAATTACCACTTCTGTCGATAAGAGTATAAATTGGTCCACCTCTTCTTGCGCCAAGTCTGCTTTGTCGTGAATATATCTAATAAAGGTTGATTCGAATAAATCTCTATCTCCTTGAATACCATAACGATTAACTTGATGACCAAATCTATAGGTACTTACATATCCCAATGCTGAAGTAATTTCTTTCTTTTGTATATGCGTTAATTTATCTTTATCATAAGGCTCGGCTATATATTTATTGATTCTACCCATCATTAAATTAAATGTCGTCGGGGTCTTATATGCCATTGAAATCTCTTCGTGAACCGCTTCTCGGTCAATATTATCTTTCACATACTCGGCGACAACTCTAGTTTCTTGGTTTAGGGGCCCTAATTTGTCATCGTCGAAAAGTACCTTGGCAATTTGAAGTGGAGCCATATCTGGATAATGATTATGTATAAATTCTACTTGGTCTCTAGAAAGCTCTATTGCTTCTTTATGCTGATATTCGTGAGCTCCTCTAGCCTTTAAATCGTGCGTTGCTAAAAAAGCTTTAACCATCCTCCCCTCTCGACTGCGACCGTCTATATTTTTATCTGGGAAAACCATTTTTATTAGGTCTAGTAAAGACGGCGGATCTGATGGGTTTTTATTCCATGTATCCAAAATTATTTTTTGTTGTTCTTCGGTAAGGTCCATTACAATTTTAATTTTAACCAAATTTCAGATTCACGATATTCATCAAATTTTTTATCCACCACAGTAAAACCAATATCTTGAATTTTATTTTTTAGAGTTTCCCCACCATCTTCGATATCTAAGCTTAGATTCTCTACGCCACAATGTACCCAGTGTTCTCGTTGAATGACCGTTTCACTTCCGTAAGGCAAAACTACATATACGTCTCCATTTTTTTTCAATATTCTTTTAAATTGAGATAAAACAGACAGCGGATCCAAAAGGTGTTCTAACGTATGACTAGAATAAATAATATCATAATATTCATCTTCAATAAAAGACAAATCGTGGATATCTCCTTCGTGAATCGGATACTTATATTTTCTAGCCCTCTCAGCCTTGTCGGGCGATAGTTCAAAACCTTCGACGCTAGTAAAATTTAAATTCTTAAAACACTCTAGGCCAACCCCGTCCCCACACGCTATATCTGCGATCTTGATATCTCTTGGCAAATCGGAGAACATTTTTTTCACATATCTTTCTTGACCATCCCTCCAAATATAATTTTCACTTTCATAACTTAGGCCTATACTTGTTTGGGCCTCTAAGTATTCTTCATAATTTCCATAAGTTGTGCTGTTCTTCGATAATAGCATTGTTTCTTTCATAAAATATCTATTTCACCTCCATTAACTATTTTTTTGGCGATGTTTATAATTTTCTTTTTAATCTGCTTAATCTGTTTATATCCCGGGCTCCTATTTTTTTCAGAGGTAGAATATCCCATTAAATCTGCCACGTCGCTTTCGTCCTTGTATTCTATATATAAATAATTGTATACCTTCCATTCCACGGGCTTTAATTGTTCTTTCATTTTCAAATGTAGAGCCTCTGCGGCCCGCTCCACATTTACGGATTGATCAAATCTATTAAAAACTTCCTTAGCGTGATGCTCCAGTGGCAAGGGCAATTTTGTGTCGTGAGCTCTTTTCTTATTCTTTTCCCAATAGGCATATAGGGGGCATGCGTTACATTGTTTTTCATATATATTACATAAGTCACTTCCTTCGGCGGCTGCGCATTTTAAACAGGGGCGCGAATAATTACCGTAATTATTTCTAATAATATTTTTGATTTGATTGGAAATTATACGATTAATCCATGGGAGCAAAGGCTTGCAAGAATCGTATAAATCCCATTTCTTAAAGATATGTATCCGAATAATTTGGGATACATCGTCGAAGTCAATCCAAGTCACGGCAGTGAGATTCCACTTGCCTCGTCTTTTTCTGATCTCAGAGTCAATTATCCCAATGCAGTCTTCGAATTTGACTTTCTTTTTTCTAGGCATCTTTATCTGGTATCTGTTTGCCCTTTAGAGCTCGCCCCTCTTTGAGAACGCTCCGCACAAGTTCTTCATCAGATAGTCCAGAACTACCTCTGGGAGGTTCAACAACCCCTTCCTGAGCTGTGCCTATAAGACTTTGCATCGTAGCCGAGGCGGCTTTTTCTACGTCGATCTCCACTTCCAGCTTGCTGATATTAGGTATGCTAGTAACTTCGTCTTCGTCCTCCAGACCATCGCTAACGCGTGTCGGGGCTTCCTGTTTAACTAGTTGGGTGGCGTTCGACGCTCCTCCCTCACTGAAAGCGCCCCCGCAATTGAAACAAAAATTCGGCTTGTTCATAGCGCTATACTCGGTGGGCTTACCGCAATTTTGACAATAAATCTTCATACACTTAATTATATCCAAAAAAACATCGAAAACAAAACAAATCAATTTCGTCAAATTTACCACAAGTACATTTTAAAACAAAAGTGTAATCTATTGTAGATGCAGATGTTCAAAAACCGAAGCTAATCAGGTTATGACACCCCCGAGTGGGAAAAATGCGGGAATTTAGAACTTGCTGCTTAATAAATTTATGAAACTTTTTTAAAAAATGCCAAGGAAAAGGAAAAAGAAGAACTTTAAGTTTACGAACTGTAAAGGGGATGAATATGAAGTAATTTTTAGAAAACCTAATTCCGGGCATTATGGCCCCGTAGATGGCCTATGCTATAATCCAGAAGAAGAGTCGCCTAGAATCTACATAAACCCCCACCTAGGACAGAAGTCTACTTTGAACACGGCGATCCATGAATTCACTCACGCGTTCTTTTGGAACAGGACAGAGAAAGAAGTGTACGCCTTCGCAAACGCATTAACAAAATTTTTATTTACTCATTGCAAATGGAGGAAACAAAAAAATGAAAAGCCCAAATGAAAGTATAAAGAAAGATCTTAAAGAAATTGGAGAATTATCATTAAATATTATAGAAAAAGCAAAGCACCAAAAATTAGGACGCTCCAGCGGCGCTAAAACTTTTGATCAAGCAGTTAAAATTAATCATTTAGCTGAAAAAATCTATAAAATATTAAATTATTGATTCTTGTAATACTCCTCTCTCCAAATTGACCATTCTTCACAATTTGTTTTAGCGCCGAGAGTCGTTTCTAGTAAATCCTTTGCGCCCTGACTGTCTAGAAGTTCTGACCAAGTTTTTTTAGGTATTAAATTCTCTATATTTTTTATCACTTCTTGTATGTCGCCAAAATGTACATGGTCTTTATAAATTTCATTAAGCCGTTTATCAGAACTGTGCGGAGATATAACTTGGCACCCCATAGAAAGTGCCTTGTTTATCCTATGCGTCGCTAACGCGTGTTTTTGTTTATATGGAATATTTAATACATATTTGCTATTTCTTATAGCTTCGTTAAAGTCATTTGTGTTCTCTGTCTCCCCCGCCTGCGTCAGATCAAAATGACAATTAAGATTAGGATTATCTTCTTTAATTTTGTTTAATAGCTCTTTTCTGTCCGGGGATTCTCCTCCTGTGAAAAACAAATCGTACAATTTATCTGTTTTTTCTTTAAAAGGTGGAAATTCAAATATAAAAAAACCATCGACGTCTATGTCGTGCTTGCTTTTTAATTCTTTTGCATTGTTGGGGCTCCAATCTAGGACTTTATTATTTTGCGCTAATTTTATATAAGCGGCGTCGAACGTTATTTGATCAGCATTCTCACTTTGCATGATCGTATATTTCAAATCATGTATTTTTTGCTTATTTAAAAGCCACTCGGGTTGGCAATGAGCTCCCCAGACAATTAAATTCTCGCCACGAACGAATTCAGCTTTTACAAAGTTCCATATAGTACCTGTATGTAGCTCTATTAGCTCAAATCCAGTTTTGTCTTGTTGATATTTAGCGTTTTCAATGAAAATATTATGACAGTTTATTATTCTCATCTTGTTCCTTTAATCTTTTAATAATAAATTTAACCAATTCAGATCTCATGATATCGTCTTCATTAAAGTTAAAGGAATATATACCCATTTCCACGCTCGCGCTGTCAGAGAATGTTTTATATAAATTTTCAAAACCGCCTTGAACTGACTCGTTTCGCAAATCTGTTTGCATGGGGTCAGCAAGTACAAAGCATCTACTTCCTTCGCCTAGCCTTGTCAACACTGTTATAATTTCTTTCTTAGTGCTATTCTGCGCTTCATCTAGTATGACGCATTTACTCGTCCAATTCATGCCTCTAGCAAAATTAACAGGGAACATAGAGATCCTTTGGTCTTGTTCTAGTTTTTCCGCTTTAGTTGCTATCAGCAATTCGTCTAGTTTGTCCAAGAACGGTAAATTATAAAATCTTAATTTTTCATTTGCGTCGCCGGGTAAGAAGCCGAGGCTCCTGTCTGAACTTTCAACGGCAGACCTTAAGTACATGATGCTATTAATAGCTTTCATATTCAATAATTGTAGCGCGCAGTAGGTGGATAAAAGCGTTTTGGCTGTTCCTGCTGGGCCCCGTACAAAAACTATTTTGGTTTCATAGTTCAAAGCTACCTTAAAAAACTCTTTTTGTTTATCTGTCCAAGGCAGCTGATTTAATTTTATATTTCTTTTAATTGGATTTTCCACGACGAATTTGTCTTTTGCTTTATTAAGCTCGTCGGCGAGTTCTCTATCACCTCTGATTTTAAGGTTTTTGGCCGACTTTTTTTTAGACGCTGGCATTTCTAATATACATTACACTCACAATTGCTCTTATATCAAGCATTTTAATTGCGCCGAGTATATATATGTTTTGATATTTGAAAAGGTTCGGGGTGAGAGAAATTAGGTACCCCCCGCAAGAAACGTGTCACACAACGCTTAAAAAAAATCAAAAATGGGGGGGGGTATTAAGTCGTTCCCCTTTTTGCTTCTAGCTCAATCTTTGCGCTTCAGAAACGAGAGGAAGGGTCTAGCGAACAACGCCATGAGTTTATTCTGCTTCTTCTCCACCTTGCGCTTCTGATATTCAAGCACTTGACGGTATCGATACATTGCTTGCGCCCTGTTGATTCCCTTATATGTTGTTCTCATAGATTCTGGTATAATATAACATTTTTAGAATTCTATCGGACGAGCACCTGTGGCGATTGCTTTCATCGTGTCCTTCAAGGGCGTCACAATATCCAGCTTGCCCAGCGCGATAGCTGCGGGAGTTGGGTTGTTCGCTGCCCAATCGTTCCACCATACGGCATTAGGCGGTGGCTTGGGCGCACCATGTTGCGTTATCAAATTCCAAAGAGTTGGGTTTGTCCATTTGGTAAGTCTCTCACGCCGCTGCTCATGCTCTGCGTGTGTAATCCAATCGTTGTCGTTTCTGGGGTCTAGCGTTTTCATTGTCATAATATACTATACTTTCGTCGGTTTGTCAAGCGATTTTTACTCGCTCCACGCTGCTGTCCCAGTCTCCGACAGGCAGGCCACCATCGGGCTTTCAATTTCCCCCCACGTTAGGCCACAGGCACGCTTGAAACGGTCAGCGTCAAAACGTGGGTTGTCCTTGGTGAACTGGGCTGCGGCTAGGGTAGCCAGCACAGAGGCGGGCGTGCCATTGCGGGCTGCGTTGATAAGGGCTGCGGTGAACTCGAAGTCTTTCTTTGTCGCTTTCATTGTTATAATATACCACACAATCGGGGTAATGTCAAGGGGAAATCTGAAAAAGTTATTCACAATTCTAAGCAAAATTTTGCTTGCAATTAATGGGGGCGGGGCCCGCCCCGCGCGTGTATTAGGCAAGCTTTGTTTTTGCTTTCGCGCTTCGGTTAATGGGTAGGGGCTAGCCGCTCATCTTCCCAGCGGTAACCAGCGGGCGGCATAATCTCATCAAGCACTTTGCCCATCACGCAGCTCATAATGTGCGGCTTAATCTCTGGCAGATAGACGCTGCCCCACTCATTCTCAAAACCCATCACATAGCCAAAAGCTACGCCGTCTTGGTCTGTCTCTCCGAGGTAATACTCCCAAAAGTTCTTTAAGATGATGTGCTGGTGAACGGTGAAAGTCTTGCCGTCTTCGATGATGATGTTTCTCGTTTTCATTGTTATAATATACCACACAAACGGGCGTTTGTCAAGGGCTGGCGGTGCGATTGTTGTTACCTCTGCGTCAGTATGTCAATCGCTTCAATCATCTGGAAGCCGTAGTCTAGCACGATGACGATAAACATAAGCGTCACCGCGAGCTTAACCATTGGCATCATCACTTCATCACGGAAGAGCTTGTTGGCTTCGTTGTTGAGGGCTTGAATGCGTCCGATTACTGGCAGGTTGCTCTTGTTGTCTTTCATTGTTATAATATACCACACAACGGGCCACTTGTCAAGGGGCAATGTGAGAAAGTTATTCACAAAATGAGGAGTTTATTCACAAGGGCCCGCACCCAGCGTGCCAACCCCACTCATCACGCTGTTTCGATAAATCTCAAGCGTAGGTTTTAAGGGCTGACACTGTGAAGGCTGTGTGACTATACCTTCACAAGAGTCGGGTCGCCATCCATAAACGTGTCACGCTCTGGCTTGTAGCCATCCACGGTATGGTATGCGCTATGGTCATCCAAGAAGTCTTGGACTTCATCAGAATCTGCATAATGCACATCTTCAAAGTTTACGGTGTCACCGTAGCCGATGCCGTCATAGGTTTCGAGCCACGCACCTTCACAGGGTACGATGTGAACTAGACGTTCTGGCTGATGGGTGACAGCGTTAATGTAGATGGCTCCGAGCTTTAGGTTTGTTGCTTTCTCTCTCATAATCATACTACAATATACCACACAAACGGGGGTTTGTCAAGAGACAATTTGGCACTACCTAGCAACTTCTTTCAATTTTTTCAATCACCATTTCAACGCTATGCTCGCCACGTGTCCACGTGCTGCCGTTCTTCTCAACGATGCGGCGGGCGTGGCCTTCATCCATCGCCTTGATGAATACGCTGCTATGGTTGGTAAATGTTACTGTGAATATGCTTTCCGTTTTCATAATCTTTACTTCCAGCAATCGCTTTCGTCAATCTCGTAATTCCAAGCATCTTGGTCGTGGTCACGGCAATCATTGCCGAAACTGTCATTGCGAACACCCGTGAAGGTTTCGTTTTCGTCACTGTGCCAACCTCTGAAGGTTAGCTCGTTTGTGTTTTCATTTTTGTTTTTCATATTCTCTATCTTCTAACTGCGTCTAGTATAGCATACGAGGTGGGACATTCGTAGGGCTACCCGTTAACTTTCTTCCAATTCTTTTGGAGGTCTTGAACCTTCTTCACGGACTCATTCCAACGCTTCACGCGGTTCTCTACCTTGCGCTGTTCTTCTTTTCTTTGTTCTTCAGTCATCGTTGTCATTGTTATAATATACCACAGAACCGCCCCAAAGTCAAGCGATATTCTCAAAAAGTTATTCACAAAAAACAGGGGTTTATTCACAGCGGGCCCGCACCTAGCGTGCCAACTCCTAGTCATCACGCTGCGTTTAAAGCGTAGGTTTATCAGAGCGGGCAGCTAGCGGCTACCAGTCCATGCCGATACACACGCAAAACATGCATATCATAACGATAAGTAAAGGGAACAATTCCATAGTTTAGAGATGCCTAGTCACGCTCAAGTAGAACGAGCCGAACATGAATACGATAACACTTATAGTTAATACTATTTCCATAATCTTAAAGCCTGTTGTGCGGTAACACGCTGTTGGCGTCAGGGCCAAGAGATTGCTCTTGCTTGGGCCAGTTGTAAGACTCCCGCAGGGCTGTATCTGTCACCATTGTCACATCGACGAAAGCAACCTTGGATTTGCCAAAGTCAACTTCGAGAGTGCGGCCATCAGCCATGATGCTGTTAACGATGCCTGTTTGGCCAAGGAATTGGCTACGGCTATCTGTCACCATGATTTCATTGTTTAGTAGAAGCTGCGCTTCTGTGATTTCGATTTTGTTTTTCATATTCTTCATGCGTCTAGTATAGCATACAGGGTGAGACATCCGTAGTCCTACCCATTAACTTTCTTTAATGGTGCTTTGCCTCTCCAAGAGGGGTTGAACTCTCGCACTCTCTTGTCGGCTTCCACGCACTTGGCGTGAGCGTGTGAGTAGATGGCTTTGATGTCGTTGGTGCGGTACATCGCAGAGCTACCAACACCGCCGAAATGCTCACCATGCACACGCACTTCAATCTCATCCACTGTGATGCCTGTTACCACGTCAAACTTGGTGATGGCTTTGGCTACAAATTCTTGTTCTTTCTTGTTCAATCTCATCTCTATCATACTACAATATACTCCACTTTTGTCGGAAAAGCAAGGGCTAGGCGAAAATAAATCGCTCCAAATAACCCTGTTTTTGTGGGGTGAAACGAGGGTGCGAAAAGTAGTTTAAGTCATGGGACGGCCATTGTCCTACCTCTAATGAGAATCGGTCTCAGCGGGGCGGGCCCCGCAGCCTAAAACTTGTCAAGCTCTTACCACACGCGCAAGCGGTCGAGGTACTGCAGCACAATCCACGCGACGGCTACGCCTGTGATAATATGATAATGGTATCTTTTCATAATGTTTCAATATAAATTCCCGTTGCCAGTATCACCACGAATGATACGATACCGATGATAAGAACAAAATAAATATCTCTAAAGTCGTCTTTCATAATTTTAATACTCCACACCTCGCTCCATAGCAGATGCGCATGAGTCGCATACACCGTGATCAGTGCTCATCTCAACCTTGCACTCACACATGCGACATCTCTTAACCTCTGTGCCGTACTTGTCAGGGCCGACGTACTCGTCACCATAGTACATGTCATCATCATAGTAGTTGTCGCTCATGAGTAAGAGTCCTCTCCGAAGTAACCATAATCCTCATCCGTGCCATAGCCAGCAGAGGCAAGGGTGTCAGCATCAGCCTCCACATCAGTCATGCCACACTCGGGGCCATCATCCCAAGTGGACGACCACACGAGGTCATCACGGTTGGAGTAGATGGTGAGCTTGCCATAGCCACCAATGGTCAGGCCGTGAGCCTGCTCCATAGCAGCATCCATGCCGTCACGGGTGTGTGGGTAGGTGGCCACCATGAGGCTGCCGTTCCAGAGGGTGTAGGTAGGTCGTTTGTCTTTCATATTCTTACTATAAGATACCACAGTTTCGGCCCCTTGTCAAGAGACAATGTGGCACACTTAATCCTTCCATGCCATGCCCTCATACTCAGCATACTCGAAGCAGCCATTGCGAAAGCACAGCGGCCCATGCTGCGCCTCTAGGGCAGCCCATATCTCAGCACGCGCACGCTCATGCTCACCACGCTCATGCTCTATCTGTGCCTCAGCAGCGTCACACACACACTCATCACAGGATACTCTAATCATGTCCATCAGTTCGTTGTTCATTGTTATAATATAACCCATATCAGGGCGTTTGTCAAGGGCGAATGTGAGAAAGTTATTCACAATGGGGTTTTGGGGCGCGGGGCCCGCACGGCGCGTGCCAACTACCCTAGCCCATCATCTGAATAAACGTGTTCGGATACTTGCGTATCGTCTCAGGCTAACCCCCCTTATTAGGCTTCGTCAGATTTTGTTTCTAATTTGTCGAAGTTCTTGATTACAATCGCGCATAAATCTTCTCCTAAGTTGACAGGCATGTAGCCATCCATATACGTAATTATATCTTGTTGTAGTTGTTCCTTACATTCGGCAATGGTCATATTAGCTCCTTTGGGTAACGTGTTTCATATGCTTTTTCAGCTTTTGTTTTAGTTAATTCCCACGATGCTGTTGGCTTCTCACCGTTAATCAACGCGCCAATGTCATTGTGAAGCGCCTCAAGACGCTTCACTGGTTTTACGTTTCTGGCTCCAGCTACATTCTGGGCGAACAGAATCATCGTTAGATCGTTCTTCTCTTTACTTTTCATAATTTAGAATCTCTCTCGCAATCTTTGCAGGATTGGGGTCGGTGCGAATTAATGTCGCAAGTAAACGCACATAATCAAAATCTTGAATCGGTGGCTCGGCCCACCTTTTACCATTCCATACGCCAGACTTCTTGGTGCGACTATTCTGAAAGATAGCAAATTCTGGTACGCTTTTCATAATCCATACTCAAATCCGTTATCTAGAAGCAAGTCCTCCACTGCTCCGTCAACTGCGTTCCAGAAGTCGTCTTGATTAGTCTTACAATCATCGTGCCAATAATCTGCGAAGATAATCGTGTCAGGCAAATCGTAAACACCTAATCCTAAACGCGCCTCTACGCGGTGGTTAACTTGCCGTTTGAACGTGTCGAAGTCGTAGGCGTATGCTGGGGTGGGAATGGGGCTCATGGTCGGTTCAGATATACCTTTGACGTTTTCTCTAGTCTCTTTGCGGACTCTTCATAGGTTTCGCAGTGTCTACGAGTTTTTGACGCTTCTTTGAGTCTCTCGATGGACTCCCCGTAGGTTTCACAGATGTTGTTTTCGTTTTTCATAAAAGTATAAGTGTCAGACCTATTCCCCCATAATTGGATGCACCACGCCAAGAACCTCCTCTTTGTCCTGCGCGCAGCCCGAGTCTGTGCCAAAGATGTCGTCCTGACACGACTGGCAAAAACCAGAAATGCCGAACTCCTTGCGGCTGATTTCGTCGCGGAAGTCTACCGCGCTCTCGCCGCACTTTACGCACCCGTTGCCAGCGATGGCAAGTGTGCGGCTGCGACCGAATAGACGGAAGGCCGTCTCCTCTTTGAATGTATCTAATGCGTTCATTGTTCTAATAATATACCACAGTTCGGGTCACTTGTCAAGCACTTTTTCAATAAATTTTTTGCCCACGCATTCGACGTGGAATTCGTTGCGAGGCAGCCAGCCCATCCAGATATCAGCACCAAATTTGTGCGGGGGCGCAGCTCTCAAAAGCCATTGTACAGGAAGTCGGTTTTCTGTGTGGGTAGTGGTCAGCGGAAAGTGTCCGCCTTGCTCGATTTGGAACACTGGCCCTTTTTCGCGAATGCGGTTCTTTGTGCGTCGGCTTGCTTTGCTTGTTGGGCTTATCATTATCGTTTTCATAAATTGTAATGCCACTTACGGAGCGTCTCTTGAGCTACAGGGGTCGCATTGACTTGTTACTCGCACCGTCCGCAGAGGTGGCGTCCGTGAGCGGTCTAGAACCCTCACGAACTACTATAATATACCACAAGAACGTCACTTTGTCAAGAGACAATATGGCACAGTTTCTTAAAATCGACGAATTTCACACCGGAGAAAACAGGGGTAAACAAGAAAATTTCTGCCGCCATACCTCACGAAAACAGGTATATCGTCCAAAACAATAGCCTCCTTTATCGGTCATTATATGGCCTAATTGATTGACAGACAACTTGACTAACGCTTGACTAACGCTTGACTAATGTCTCATTATGTCGTTTTAATGAGACGTTAAGCCGGTAATGTCTCACGTGTGAGTAATTAAAAAGCGTGAAAATGATTGACAGATAACTTGACTGACGCTTGACTAACAAATTAGCCGATCACGAATGATCGACAAAAAAGTTTGACGATCAAAAAAGCGGAAAAATGATCGGCAAATGAGTTTGCCGCTCACGAGTGATCGACAAAAAAGACTTGACAAATCTAGCGGCGCGGGCGGGCCCCGCCCGTGCGAACTTGTCAAGAGAAAATGGCGGGAGCAGCGGGACTTGAACCCGCAACCTCTGACGTGACAGGCCAGCGCTCTAACCTATTGAGCTATACCCCCTTGGACGCGAGAGCCGGAATTGAACCGGCGAATCAGCTTTTGCAGAGCCGCACCTTTCCACTTGGTTATCTCGCGTTAATTATAATATCTATTTGAACCTATTTCGTATCAAACCTATTTGGTTCTCCCTATTACAATCGATGCGAATAAACATAGCACGACTAGACTGATGATGAGCATAATATATTATAGCACGCTCTTGCCTAGCTTGTCGAGGCTTTGGCGTAGCCGCCCTTACCAGCTTTGCGCAGAAGCGATAACGCTGCTGATGCCGCGCTCCCCTTCGGCTGTGTTCCGTGTAACAACAAAGCAAAAGACTCGCTGCCAAACGCTGCGTGTTCATCGTCGTGGTCAATTTCCAATCCTTTGTCAATCGCCTCTTGCTCGCTGAATACAACAACCGCCTCTTTCCATCCGTGAATGTCAATCAGCTCGTCGAATTTACCACCACGCGATGCTGTCAGCACAAGATTGTTTGGCCGAATAACATCCGTGAAGAAATGCAAGCTCTTGCTATACGAATAGAAAATTTTATCAGGGTTTCTATCTGCTACAATAACCCATGCTTTGAGATAATCTTTTGAGAAGTAATCACCGCCAACGTGGACACGAAGAATGTCAAACTTATTAGGAAGTGAATCGCAAATCAAATCGGCAATAGCTTCCACCTTGTTTTTCTTATACCGCCAAGCGTCCATCATGGCAACTTTAATCAAATCAAAGTTATGCCACACCATCCTGCGAAGCGATGGATAAAGTGCTTCGGCACTAGCTTGGAAGCACCGAAACTCCGTGTCAGGCCCATCTTTAATTTTTCCCGTTGCTCTGTCAGCTTTAGATAAACATTCTTTTGCTCCGGGGCAAGTCCACCCGCTTGGCAATGAGAATGTCTTGAGCTTTAGTTTTAACTTCTTTGTGAGAGCTTTCAACTTTGCGTTTGGCTCTCCGAACTTTAGTAGTTTTGTCGTATTCATTAGATATAATATAGCACGTTTTAGTCTAGCTGTCAAGCATTTTTTTGAGCTTCTGGCCCACTGTGTTGTGTGCGGAAGGCAAGTCGTTTTCTCCAACTTCAGCCGACACCACGCCCACGTCATAGATGTGCGCGTAGGTCACACCGAATTTTAAGATATTAGACTTTTGCTCTAGGCCATCGAATATCTCTTTTGCTCTCTCTTTAGCTGTTGGAAGAAACCCGCCCTTGATACCCTTGCAAGCGTTTTGCCATCCGTCGGGGTCGTGCTTCTTGAATTCATCCGCATCGTTTAACATACGAAACAGTTCCTTGTTCTCGTATGCTTTCAACAACTTCTCTCGCGTAGTCCAGAAATAGCCTCGCGTGTTGGTCATCCAATCGAACTCTCCGTTTGTCGCTCCGTGATTCCAGAACGACCAGAACTCGCGCTCAACTTCTGTGTCGTGTCCTTCTTCATTCTCTCCCAATGCGAGGTCGCCTTGTAACATAACTACCCAGCTTGAGCCGCAATTCTTGTAAGTGGTCTTAATCATTGTTCGTATATTCTACCATAAGTGAAGCTACCTGTCAAGCCTAGACTTGTGCTTGGCGTGGCGGCGAAAGCTGCCCTTGCCTCTCTTGACTTGATGCACACGGGGCGCGCTGCCCATAAGGCCGTCTTTGTTCACGCGTGCTTTAATCTTCTTGGCTTTCACTACTATAAGATAACACATAAATGGGCGTTTGTCAATAGCTGGAGCGAAAATAAATGTAAATAAATGTCTTGACAAGTTTGGCGGCTGGGGCCCGCCCCGCTCCGGGAAATTGTCAAGGGAAAAACCCGGGCCCCCTTAGGGACCCGGATCCTGAACGCTAGCGCCGGATAAATCAGCGCTAGTTATTTTCCACCTGTACTCCCTCGACCGGAAGAGCAGCAATCAGCTTGGTCAACCGAGCGGGGTTGTTTGATGCGAGCGAAAGGTTCTTCAGCACGCCGGTTCCAACCTTGTCCGACAACTCGAAACGGCTGTCAGCAACATCAGTCGTAAGGAATTGGGTCGTCGCGTTGTACAGGTTGTACAGGTTGCGAGCGTTGTCTTCCTCATGGGTTGGGCTGTTCCAGATTTGAGCGATGCCAGCGCGATGCTTTTCGCTGAAAACATTTTTCTTTGCGAGGTTGCCGAGGATGTTCAGGCCTTGGTCATGCTTGATGCTAGTCCGAGACAAAAGGCCGAACACGTCAGTGCTTGCCTTGAAGCTCTCTATCGCCCTCGACACTACGTCTGTAGTCAACAGACTATCGACATCGATTTTCGTTGAGTGCTTGCGGGTGAGGTCAAGCTCTTTCTCCAGCGTCTGCATGCCATTGGTGCAAACGAGACGAACCAGTCCCAATGCAAAGGAGAGACGGAGCGACCTGTCAAAGGAGTTCTGAAGAATCAGGCGCATGCCCAACACGTCACCCTTCTGGCGGTCTTCGCGCCGGAGCTGAACATTTTCGTTTTCGAAATCGTAAATCATGCGCATGCGTGCGCCAAGGCTATTTTTCATCACGCCGTTGGTCACAACGCATTGACGCTTTGTGTACTTCAGGCCAGCTTGGTCAAAGGCGTTCTCCGCCTTGTCTACTAGCTCGGCGTTGTCCACCTTGCCATAGTGTTCCGACATCGTGCCTAGCACAGTGCCATTGTCAAGACGGCGGGCGCACTTCACGCCGCTCTTCGCGCCTTCGGGGGTCATTAGGTCTACGATTTCCACCTTGTAGTCGTAGTCATTTGATTGGATACATGCTCTTGCCATAATAGGTTCTTTCTTCTTTCTGTTACTGTTACTGTTGGTTAACTATCCCTAATCTTATCATACTCTTGCCATAACTGTCAAGCTTAAATTAATGTCCTGCCTGTGCCACATGACTGCACCCAGCTTTGTGCGAGTTGCGACCTCGCTGTCTCGGGTTTTACCCCGAGGCTGAACAGAACAAGTTCTTAAAATGTTATCGGTGCAGAGGGCTCGAACCTCATTCCCCTCGGTACTGTATCACACGCACGCCTACTTGTACCTCAACGTGCGGCTTTCCCGCAGGGGACGTCTGACATTATGATCGGGTCAGCTTCCATTCCCCACCGACAACCTAATAATACCACAGTCTTGCCTTACTTGTAAAGCTTTTTCTTAAATAAAGTAAAACTTTTTCTCTTGACAAGTTCGAGGTCGCGGGGCGGGCCC